TGGCGAAGATCTTGGCGATAGCTTCGGACATTCCGAAAAACCGAAATCGCGGTATTGGCTGGTTGAGCACTCATCGTTAATCTCCGACAAAGGTTGTTTACGCTTAACTAATTATCTTTTCTCTGCCCACATATTAATTTTGCTCGAATAATTCGAATAATTACGAAATAGAACGTATTTTAACACTATGGATATCTATGACCTCGCAGAGCAATATTATATAAATACCGAGGAGTATGATAGGACCATATGTACTTGTAAAAGGAATGGTGTAGCTGTTCCAATAACTGGTACGGAATATGCTCTAGTGTCCAGATACGCTAAACGGTGGCGAGACTGCATTCTCGATATGGGATTCTCGTCCGAAGAGCTACAAGCTGCGTTTAAGTATTTCTATACTCGTAAAGAACTACCATTACCACCATCATGACTTACTGCCTTTTCTGCACGCAAGGGCAAATGACAGCCCAAGAAATGAAAGCTGAATGCGGAACTCAAAAATGGGTACCTGTCTTAGTAATACGTGAAAAAGATGATCCTATAGTTCCAGTATTCGACGATCCGCATATAGCTATGAGATTTGCTAAAAGAAATCTCCCACAAGAGTGGCTATGCGGCACAGTAGAACTTGATATACGCGATGCCAAATGGATGGATTCAAAGGGGTGGCAAGCGATAAAATTCACTTATCCACGAGTGCTCAAGGACGTCTTTGAATTTGACGTAGAGATACTCGAATATGAACCAGAACAAAAACTTGTGATGAGAATTTAGCTATTCCGGCTGCGATAGGATATCAGTTTCGTCTCTGTCGATCGACAAAGCATCGCCAAATTGCTTTCTGAACTTATCAAGCAAGATGGTGGCCTCATCAACTGTTTTGAACTTAGTAGGAATACATATAATAAAGATCGGGTTGTTATATTCTAACAGATACACACGCCTAGATACTGTCGCATAAAAGAACTCTTTCGATTCAACAAGATCAAAACCTATTTCATCACCAGACGACAATCGTGCAATGCAGTCCTCTTGGCTATGTATAGTGAACCTGAAAATCTTCGAATCTACAGTATCGAATTCAAGAACTACATTTACCATTGTCCAGACCTTTCTAATATCATTCTAAACTGTGCTAATTGTGACCAGTGCGTTATATAGTCTCTGGTAGCCTGCTCAGCAACAGCTTGCCATAAGGGTAAATCAATACGCGAGTCTAACTCACTCCATTCTTTCACAATGATAGCGTTATGTCTATCTATTAGAGGCGGAAAATATGGTGACTTTTGTTGCTTTGCTATTACCGTACGCCCAAATATAACAGCTTCAACAAACCGCAAACTCTTATCACCGGCACCACGCAAATCGACACAAGCCGTATAAGAAAGCAAGTTCTTAATATATTGATGCGCTGATGCCCCGGCAACCCATAACAAATTGACCCATGGCGGCATTCCGTTTGTATTACGCCGTTCTCCATAGCCGCCGCGTCCCATAAAACCCGCTAAACCAGCATTTTCTACTGTGAAAGCGTCTCTAATTGTTTGAATATCGTCGTCAAGATAGGCATAGTCTAGCCCCTTTTTGGCGAATAAATCAAAAACTTGTGTCGAAGTTCGATGAGCTACAGGTATCGTTTTATGTCCATGACTCTGTAGCAGCTGTAGAGTACAATTCACTGGCATATATAAATCACATCGATTTTGAACAGCACCTCCCGGTTCTCCTTTCCAGCTGCCATCTCTTTCCCTAAAAACTCTATCAGACGAGCTTAAACAAACTTTGTAGGCAGGCAGATTCTCTATATTTCTCCAGTTTTTATCAAAATAAAATGTGTCTGATTTCGCGATATATAATGTCACATCAGTATAGTCATTTGATATTAAATGTTCAACACGCCGTAAAATCGGCATTTTTGCTAATTGATCATCGGTGGCTATTACTTTCACAGGAAGGTGCATACGATCTGCTATTTCAGCCAGATTTGCAAGCTGATATGCACAGCGTGGTAGTCTGTTTTGACTCAGCATCGAAAAATCTACAGCAATCATTTAAATCTCTCTACTGCACGCAACAATAACTCTGCCTCGCCATTGAATCCCAATGACGTCATTAACGTAGCCATTCTATGATGATAAGTATGTGCTTGCAAAACATCTTGACGCTGTGTTTCAGCGATACTTGGCAAAAAACTCTGATCGGCAAGCAAACTTCTAATCTCGAAATGAAAAGATTTAGGGTTACTTGCTACAACAGCGTGTGGGAGGTACCTGTCTAGACCCTTAGCAGGATCATGAACCACAACTGCACCACTCAATGCAGCCTTAAACACTCTTTCAGGCAAATCGATTCCATGCTCTAACGTATGTGGCTCACTAATGCACGGTGCAATCTTGCAACTTGCCAATAATATCGGCACTTCTTCGTCTGTGATTTGACCAGAGCATAATCCTTCTGGCCATGTACCCCACCCACATACTTTGTGCGATATGGACTTGTCGCGTAATACCGGCAACAAATAAGCGTCTATATCTTGGGCTTTGTAAGGCCATCGACCGCCGACATAACCTATATCAAATTTGTCATGCGTTCCATTTGTATGCTTAAATATCGTGGCGTCCCCGGCTGTTGCCATAGGGACCCACTGAGCTATACTTGCCCAATTAGACCAATAAAAACGATCACTTTCGTGTGCATAGCCAAAAACAACATTCGGTTGCACTGATTTAACCCATTCGATCGTATCCGTTGATTCATTAATGTTTGGCTCTACTTTTATAGGGCCAAAAGGATTTACTTGTAGTGCAACTTTACATGCTCGCACTCTCGGTATTGGTTGCTTGTGGCCACTCGATCCAATATAAATATCCGGGGCAAAAGACTGCCATGTATTTGGGTTGCCATCCCACCTTGCTGTCTCTATGCCAGCGTCACGAAGAGCGTTCATCATGCTCTCAGTGACAAAGCCCCATGCACCACCGGGTTTGTTGCAAAACAATACACGCATGTTATTGTCCTAGTCTAAATGGTGACCGCGCCCGCTTCTAATTAACAATTGGCGTTGACGAGTTATTCTGTCGTTGAGTGATAATGCATCAAGTTTCTGCCCTAATTCTTTGTTCTTTTTGTGAAATACTGTCCAATTGTCAACTCTTATATGGTACAGATGCAGAAGATCAAAGCGTCTGTTTTCGTGCCATGTGGTAGCCTTCGATAATCTAAAATAAAAATCATTATCTTCTACACCGTATCCCACAAATTCTTCTGAAAAACCGCCTATTCTCCAATATGCTTTTCGACGACATGCAATCGTACCGCCTTCAAAATAATCGACTAATAAATCGTATGGTGGCCGATTGACTATGCCAGTTGAATTAATTGCTTCTGTTGCAGCCGCACCTATATAAAATATCTGCTTGCAGAGATGGCATGATTCTGCTGTAGCTAATTCATCAGCAACTGCTTGAAAATATTCACCAGGTGCTAAAGTGTCTGCGTCATGTAAGACCAATATATCACATGTACACATACTCACACCAGCATTCCATGCTTTACTCTTATTAAATGCTGCACCTGGCTGTCCAACCGTAAAAATATGCATTGCAGGAGCACATTCATCGTCATTAACCTTAGATCGCTCATCTTCCTCAGACATCACAATTTCAATATCTGGGAATCGTTGTGCCCTAATATTGTTAAGAACAGTAAATATTGAATTTTTTCTGTCAATTTCCCGAAATGGTATCACACATGATATACGCGGCACCACAGTTTTATCGCTGGCTTCAACATAGATAGGTCTGATACCTACTTTATTCAGAATTGCCTTAGCTGCTCTGAATTTTTCAATTCTATTTTCTACAGCTGAATGCTCTGCATGGACTATAAAATATGCATCAGAGCCATTAACGTCGAAAAAGCCAGGCTGTTGTAACTTACTATCCGACAATCTAGTAGACCAGTCTACATGCTCAACACCATACTGTCCAAATTGCTCGTCAAAATATCCGATATTAGAAAAAGCAGTATGATCGAATGCCATTACAGCGCCGTGTGGTTTGTTGTCTACAATATTCAAAACCACACCATTCACTGTTACATTATCACCTTTGACAGCGCCATATACTCCAGGCTGCCGATAACAAAAATGATGAAAATTGGTCCGTTGCATCACCGAAAAATAAAAATGCTCCCACCCTTCTGCCAATATTTCAACGTCATCGTTCAATAAGAGCTTCTTAGGAAAACGCGAAAGACATCTCATCAAACGATTGCTATTACCAGCGACACCTAATTGGCTCTTATTCTGTATGACTACTATATCACCACGCAATTTGAGCTCTTCTAAATATTGCAGTTGATCTGGATTTGTGCTTCCGTCGTCGCTCACGAATATCGTGGTGTGACATGTGTTAGTATATCGAGAAATAGAATCTATCAATCGACGCAATGACGCTGGTCGATTATACGTCAATATTCCAACACCAATACCGTTACTAACCGGATATGCTTGGCCGGTAAAATTCTTTGATCGCGCTGGATCGCTGTTTTTATACATGCGTCCCACAATGGGACGTTGGTGTTTTACATCTTTTAGTGGTTGTCTTACTATCTTGACTGGCCGCCCAGGTTGGCGCACGGCCCTTATTTCTCGCCTCGGAGGCGGTGCTACTGGTATCTTGTCGACGTTAACTAAATAGCCTTTAGTCCCAGCATTATCCTTGCTAACATAACGATCGAAAAAGTCAGGTAGCCTTACTCTACGTCCTTTTCGAATATGTATAGTATCACCGTTTGGCCCAACCAAATACAAATCGTGTGGGTGTGGATTTAGATACTCTGGCACAGTCGTTTCCAAACATCATATAATTCTGTTTCAAGTTGTTCCAAAATCCCGTTGTTTCGCACTACCACAAAAAGATCACAAGACTTCTTGTATTTTGGCAATGACGACTTGAAATTATCAACATAATCACATAACAGTGTTTTGGACAACTGCGAGTTTCTTTCCAAACACAAGTCAATATTAGCCTGAACAAAAAACAGGACTACTTTATGTAGCGCTTTCTTTGCATCAGCTATCATCGATATGTGTGAATTAAACTTTGAATTGCATGCATCTAATACAATGATTTCACTGGGTGGTACTTGAGCAATTGCTTCTCTACACTTATCAAGTGCAACAGACCAACAACCTATATTGAATTCTCGTTGTGTTTTCTCATCTAATGTTGCTAAATTTTCAGGAATCCAGTCTGATGGTCTGATAATGTTCCATACATATTCTTTATGTTTAGCAAGAATATCTATAGCTTTTGATTTGCCGCTGCCCGGAAGCCCTGCTGCTAGAATTAAAATAATACCACCTCGCTTAATCGTGTTGAACCTTAATATAAAGTGGTATCAGTTTGCCGTCCACTTCAGTAAACCTAAATCTACTTGGTTTAATTATAACACCATCACCAAAACTTCCTGCTCCATCTCTGATTTGCTCAATTAGCTGTTCAGACATCGCATCAACTTTCAATATCTGCTGTGTATCAAACGCCTTACCAAATACATCCCTGATCATTCCAGGACCAAGAAACTTATTCAGGCTCAGCCTAATATCTACTAAAACCGGAATACCAGTATCAAGTGCAAAATAGTAGATAGCTTGTTTGACACCAGCAGCATTTGATATAGCTGCTAGAAGTTGCCCCTGTTTGTGCAAGAAGTCGATTGCAACAAGAGACATAGAGTCCTTAGTATTTGCCAAGTCGATTGTTTGGCCGTTCCAGTCGCCCATCGATATGCTGACATTGCCGTCTTTATGTGTTATCAGACAGCTGATGCCAACATTTTGATAATACTTAACCATATAGCACAACATATTAGAAACCATTGCCAAATCTGACAATGGCTCAGGGTGTGATAACATTACCGGGACGATTTTAGATGTACCAGATTGTATTTCCATCTACACACTGCTGGACGTACCAGCGCCCACGTTTATTGTTACGGATATAATCCAAATCAAAAACATATGCATTCTTTTGTATTTCTGCATCTGTCAAAGTAAAAAGTAATCTTGGTGTTCCTTCAAATATGACAGACGTTTTACCGCTCTTGGGATCGAAATTGTTTACAAGGCCGAACCAAACCCGGAACCAACCAGCCCATACAACAAAGTCAGCATATCGTGGCTTCCATGTCGCTAACGCCTTATATGTTGCCAGTGGCGGTAATTCAATTTCTCTCATGACTTCTTCTCGTTTTTGAATCTGGTCAGTCTATGAACAAATATATCGTAACGATACGTAAAACCATCGTGTAAATCCCACTGGATATAATGCCCACAGCGATAACCACCAAGAGTTCTACCTATCACAGGATCGATAGCAATAAAATTATTCTCAGCCATCACTGATGGAGATTTCATTTCTTTGCCATCGACAGCTATTGGTATTTGTTCATCCCGAACCTGAGCGGCTACTTCCTCTCTTTGCTTAACCATATTAAGCCCTTCGAGCAAGACGTCCCGCACAGAGTTAGTTTTCGTTTTTGCCGATACGTGAAACTTCTGGCTATGGTTTTCAATATCTGTACCAGTCATCTCGGTAGCCAGAGTAACATCACCAGCGCCCATATTGACTGTAGCACTTGGCTCTAATTGGGCCAATACACGCTTGATGTCTGATGCTGTCCGTATGATGGGGGGTTCAAACCGTTGGCGGTTCAATTCCGATTGTGCTCTCCTCGCCAACTCCCTCTCCAAATTCTCCATCAGAACCTCCATTATTATCTACATCAGTGTCATTATCAATAATCTTTAAATTAACATCAATAGCAGCAACACGACCGTTATGAATTAATCTGAAGATAGAATGCCATAGATTCGCAAAGCCCCAAAGAGCAATAGATTTTACTACGATATTATTGGCGGCAACAAGAGAAAAATATCCACCAGGTAAAAACAAAGAGAAAAACAAAGATGTCCAAAAACTAGTACACCACCCACATGATACCAAATCGGACGACCACTTCGCCGCTTTGATAAAAATCTTATTAGTAAATGTTCCTTCATACTGCTTGTCAGCCATTTGATCTGCCATTGCAGCCCGGCCTAAAAACTGCCGCAGTGGTGCAAAGAATACCGACGTAGTAATAGCCTCAGTTGCTCGTTCAGATGCTATCGCACAAATTAGCCAAGTACCAATAATCGCAAAGTCTATATCCATATATTATTTAATACAGCGATAAATTATACGAACGTTCTATTGCAACGTAAGCATCGTTTACGATTTTTTGACCCGCTGCCCGTTAAAATTGGAGTCAATGTGGAATTACATAGTGGGCAAACTTTCAAGTCTCTAAGTTGCTGCTTTGTTTTAATTGTTGTCCTAGGAGTAGATCCTATGACAACTTTCGTCGTTGGCGATGGTCGCAATTTTGGAACTTGCGTCGGCCTAGGCGTAGCTTTCGGCCTAACCTGCTGTGCTCCAGTAACTCTACTCCGTGCGACTGTAGCAGCAGCTCTTCCTCCACATCCACCACATCCCATTATGCTCTTGCCTTTCTTACTCCAGACCGTTGAACATGAAGGGGTCTATATGACGGCAGATTTGGTTTTGCTACCTGCCTAATTACGATTGGTTTACTTGAGCTTGCTCTTGCAACCCTTACTGGCTTTCTGTTTCCGCATCCGCCGCATGCCATGATTCACCAAAGAAAAAAGAATCAGGATTGATGTTGGCTGCAAAGTCATTCCATGTACAAATGAAACAAGATGACAATTGCAACGGGACCATTACTCTGTTCTTCTTATTTTTGGTGTGGCTAATATTAAACGTTAGCTCACCACAATAAGCGTAATGATCAAACAACAAATGTGGAAACCACAGACGTGTCTGCTCTTCGTAAGTTTCTTTGGGCCGCAAGAATCTCAAAGCACCAACATCGAACGCCACCCAATCGAAATTGGGATGCGGTTTGAAAAACACCATGGGGTGAATCTCTAATTTCAATGCTCTAGATGCTAGTGCCGCATCAAAGCTGGACTGATGATACCACTCACTAAACTTGCAAGTGGTAAATCCACTAAGAATAGAATTGAAGCTGAACCCCTTACCCTTTTTAGCCTCAATATTAAACCGGCAACGGTTGTTAGTATCAGCCGGAACAACGTCGCCAGTCAAATCCCTTAAAACTGTATCAGATTCTCTTCCTTCGACCCTTCTTCTGCGAAAATCCCTTCCAGACCACTCAGACAGCAACTTAGCTACTCGACGTTCATGGTTCTTCGACGTCGCTACATTCGATTTCCCCACCTGACTTGCTGTCCTGGCCATCTTTTTTCTCTGGAGGAATTACAAACTGCTTAAATTTAGCAGCTAATCTAGGATATTCTGTAACAAACCCACCAACTTTATATTTACGAGCCAGATCAAACAATTTATTCTTATCAAAAACTGGTTGTGCGTTCAATATGCTCTGCGCATATAATTGGTTCTTGAGCAGATCAGGGCATAGTGATAAATCTATTAATAATAGATTTCTAATATATGGTCTCATACCCGCTGTGTCAAGAAATTTCTGCCTGTCCTCACTTGACCTAGCCATAGCTGTACTTTTAATCGGCCCTATGCCAGCATAGCCATTAATCATATCTGATTTGTCGCCGCACAATGCTTTTTGTACTACAGGATCATAATCTTGAAGAGGCATAAAGGTCTCACGCATAGGATCAAAGCACTTGACGTGAGGCATACGAAATACCAATTGCTGATAATCGCTATCAGAAGAACATACTACAATAGGTGATGGAGCTAAAATTTTACACGTTGCATAAATTAAATCATCTGCCTCCATCCGATCCTTGCTAAATTGCCTGCATCCCATATATGAGAGCATGGCCTTCGCAGCAATTTGCGTACTGATTAGCTCATCCTTAATATCGATGGCATATTTATCTGGCTTATCTTTATAACCAGCAAAAACTTTCATCCTCCATAAAGTAGAACGCTTTGCATCCCAAAATATATTAACACTCTCTGGCTTGAATTTATCTAGCCAACCTGCCATAAAACGCAACATGATGGTGAAAGGATGTTGATGACGATATCTTGACTGCTTCCTATTGGCAAATATTGCCCGGTACATCAAATTCCTGGCATCTACCAATAGTGCACATTTCTTAGTCATAACATTCCCCATACAAACAGGGCGAGAGCCCGATAATCGAACTCTCGCCCTGAAATTTACGACATGTTGCTAGCTGTCGAGTTCGTCTAACAGGCGATCGACTTCACTATCAATGCCTTCACTGCCATCCGCTTCAGCCTCAGCACCTTCAGCCTCAGCCTCAGCCTCGGTCCCTTCGACCTCCACTTCCTCGCCACCTTCGGCATCTTCGTCGAATGGGGCTTCACCAGCGATGTCATCATTGGAATCTCCATCAAGCTCCTGATCAGCTTCAGCTTCAGCTTCAGGCTCAAGATCGTCCTCCAACTCGTCTTCCAACTCGTCTTTCGGTTTGGTTTTAACTGGTGCTGCCTTTGCTGGTGCCGCCTTGGTAGCGGGTTTAGCTGATGTGGTGGATTTGGATGACGCAGGTTTGGCCGACGATTTGGTAGCGGCTGGCTTCGAAGCAGCTTTAGCGGCTGCAGCCTGCTTCGATTCTGTTTGGACCGGTGGGGTTTCCGTAGCCTCGTCTTCGGTCGCCTCTTCATCCTGGTCGAAGCCACCAGATGCAGCCTTGGGGGCCTTACCACTCAATGTCGCCGCAATGCGAGCAATTTCTTCACGATTAATTTCAGGCAGTTTCTCCCACAAATTGAATCTCTTTGCGAGAATCTCCTTAATACGCTTCGTGTCTGCTTGTTTGGTGTTCTTGTCTGTAGCAATTGGTCGAGGCGCACCAATAAATTTCGACCTCTTATACGAATTCATTTGGCCGTCCTTGACCACTTCCAATTGGAACTGATTCGCATTGTTCTCATCAAAGAACACACCAAATGGCAATGGCTCCTCAGGATCGCCGCCATCATCGTCGCGATACAGGCATTCAAGCCAAATATCGACAACGGTCTTTGGAGCATTGAACCAAAACACCTTGCCGCGCAGCTCTTCTGGGTTGATCTTGACTGGTGGAAAATAAAGATTCACCAAGTGATATTGGCCGGGCAGCAGCTGCTTGCCAATTTCGCTTCGACGCTTCTTGCCTTCTGTCGTCGAGCCATCAATCTCTTGAAGCAGATCAAAGGCATATTGACAAATATCGCATTCCTCATCCTCAATAATGCGAGGACAGCCGAGCCGCTTGTTGTCAATATAATGCGCACCGTTAGAGATTGCGAATAACTCCATCTCACGTTCGCATTTCACTTTGCCGTCGTTGCAGACGTCACCAATTCGCAATGGTGGCAAAATATAAAATCGATACTTCAGCGTCTTGCCGTCTTCGATCTTAGGAGCACGAAACTCTGTCGGGTCTCGGCCCTTCTTCATCTTGGATCTTACTTGATTCCTAATAGTCTCAATGTCGTATCCCACGTGAAATCTCCTTAAGTTTGTCTACCAGATTGTTCTCTCTCTTGGCGTTTGAAGCCAGCCAACGAACGACTATGCTCGGAGCGAAGCCGAATCGCTTCAACCATGTGATATACTTTCCCACAGTTCTTCTGCTGTATGATCAACTCGGCTTCTAATCTCACAAGGTCCGCATCACCATCCAAAAGCACAGCAGTTTGCTTGTCTGTTGCTCTGATATTCCTTTCACGGAATTCCTCGATCATCTTACGAACAATCGTGTGCTTACGAGATCTGATTTTCAATTCTAGCTTAGCAATAGCGCATCTTAACTCACTGTAAACAGCAGCCCAATAGATATATTGGGCTGGGATACGTTCATGCTGCTCTTCTAGAATTTCGAAGTTTATATCGACATCATCGATCAGATTGATGTGATAGGACTTATTATCGGGTAGCCTAATGTTGAATTGAAACAGAGAACTACTAGCCACCTCAGGCGGCACATGTTCTTGGAACCACTGCGGCGAATTTGTTTTTTCTTCTGCCATAGCAAGACCATCTGGTTAAATACATCGACAAGATTGAAACTTATCTACATCTAGATACAGCCCAAATGGCTTCCATTGACACCAAGACTTACCAACATTGACGCGCACAGGAAATGTAGGATTGCTTTCTAAGATTCCTGCAAATGGCTTGCACATGATATTAGCTACAGCTCTAACAGTCTCTTTGAACACATTTCTGTCTGCATTGCAAGCTATGGTTATAGAGTCATGTGTCTCAGCAAGAAGCCTATAATGATCTTCCCAAACCCTCCTAATTGTCAATTGCATCGCTTGTGCTATCGACCCCTGCATTGTAGAATTGAAAGCGGAACGTGGTTTCTCAGCATTGAAAAATTCCCGGCCCAATATGCTCTTCACAGGTTGCGAGTTTTCCAGTTTCTCTTTCTGAGCGACCATCCATTTTTTCAATTCCGGGAACATCTGAATAATTGGATGCTCTATATCGATAGAATTGATAGCACGCAGTAACATGATTTTACAATCTTTGCGCGGCTGATCTACAATATCTGCTATAGTCTGATATGGATCTGAACCAAGGGACATTTCATTCAAATGATCGTCGCCACTCAGAAGTGCCGCTACACGTATATCTGCCGCTCTCCAATCGAAATTCAAAAATAGATCTGATTGACTACCATTTGGATCGGTGATATCGTCTTTGGCAGTTGTTCCCTGCAAGTTGAAACCAGTATTTTTACTACGACCGCTAACAGTTCGGTGAGTCCATTTTGAATATCGATGCAACCCACCAACTAATACGCCCTGTCGCTCTAAGCTCTCATACACAACAGAAGCATTTGCTGCTACTTTTTGCCAGATTTTTAATCTGGTTTTTTCTAGCCGATCTAATTGGCCATGGACTACAGCCACAGCCTCATCGTAAGTGCTTGGAACCTGAGGGACTGGCAGAAAAACATCATAGATGTCTAATTGCTCACGCGGCAGGCTACTGAAGCCAAAACCGTCGAAGCTGAAGCCTGTTAATATCGACTTAAAATCGTTAGTTACTACAGTCCTTCCGTTTAATAATGACTTCTCCAATAACTTAAAATATTTCAGAGTAATTTGCTTTATATCATAGATCGTTTTGCCCATGCATGGCAAAAACAAAGGGTCTATGACCTCTCTCCCTAAGGCTCGAAAACCTGCGATTGCAGGCTTTAGGTCCTTATTGAAAAGAGCGCAATAATAACAGAAGGAATCATTAGCTAGAGCCATATTAAGTCAGAAAATGCTTTCTCTTAGGCTGTTTCTTGCCGCTAGAGCGCAACTGATCTGCCAGATCAGTTTTCTCGCTCGGAGTCCTCATATATCCATACGGATCGTTGTTCTCCAATTGATGTAAAGCCATATCACGTTGTAATGCCGCAGCATTTTTCTTTTTAAACTCTCGCCAATCACCGCCAAGAATACGAAAAGATTGTGAGGTCTCTAATAGAGTAGTGTGTGTATTATGCCCCTGACATGTTGGGCATTGTGTCTTCTTAGTTAGTTCTTTTTTTGTTGGGAACATAGCATGGAAGACTTCAAACACTAGAGGAATCTGCTCTTCCTCTGTGAGTTCTCTACCAATCTTTTTCTCTTCTGCAGCGACACAATCGCTGCAGATATAATTATAAAACGGCATTATCGCTATTCCTTAGCTTTATCAAGTCCAATGACTTGAACAGTCTCACCAGATACGGCTGCCAAAATGCTGTGGAATCGAGTCAAGATGATCCGTGCCTTGCTATAGAACGGATACAGCCCATCTAATAGGCAGATCGGAGTCTTGGGGTTGAATCTGACGGTATTTCCAACTGTAAAAGCAGTACGCATCCCCTCTGGAACCAACGGACCAATGCCAACAATAATACCAATAGTCGATTCTTCATCTGGTACTATGATGCTACTGTTCTTCTTGACTTCAATTGGAGCGATGGCAACGTAATCATTACCAATCAATAAAGGAGAGACTTGATATGCCCCCTTTTTCGGCTGAATCATTTCAACGGTGGTAGTAAGAGACCTTGCTAGCAGATCATTATCAGGCATTACTGTTTCCTCTATTCAATTTGTTTGATTGACATTTTCTCATAAAATACTTTGGTGGTAATAGAGATAAACTTTGGACCATTGCGATTCTTAGCAATCCAAAGCCTAACTGTCGATCCATTTGGCGATGGTTTTCCATCTGGACCCATCCCAGCCCTATATTCATCCTCAGTTTGATTAAGGCTAACAACATAATCTACTGGCATAGCCTTACCAAAACTCTCAGCAGCTTTATCTAAATCGATGTGAGCTGGATCTGCAGCAGCATTCTGCCCATCTCTAGCGCCAGACTTAATTCCGCTGCGATTGGTTTGCGTAGCCGAATAAACTAAAACATTTTCATTCTTTGCCAAACCACGCATCTCAGTAGCTACACTTTTTTGTCGTGTATAATCTCCCTCATTATTATTATGGCTGCGGCGGCTGAGCATCAGTTCCAGGTAATCAAGAACAACTACCTTCGGCACCCATCCCTTAGTCTTTCGATGGCCCTCAATAATACCATATACATTATCCATGCTGCATTCGTCAGGAGGCAGCTCATATATAACCAATTCACCTAAGTTGTTATTTCTACCTATATGGATAGCATTGCGTACTTTATTTTGATTGCTCCTAATCTCTTCTTGTTCATCTTCTGGTAACAGATTGATGTTGGCTCGTGCAAACTCATTGATTGGAATTTTCGACATAAGAGAAGCCAATCTTATAGCAGTCTTATATGTCGAAAGCTCAAACGTGATAAACAAGACATTGTTGCCTTCTTCCATAGCGGAGTAGGCCATATTGATCAATGTTAAGGTCTTGCCAACACCTGTAGGTGCTAGTATAATCAACACTTCACCAGGAGATGGACCTCCTTCATTCAAGCATCTATTTAAATCCTTGAAACCAGTACTAATGTGTTCTATAGCGGTATCGGCAAATACTTCATCGATTTGATCAAGAAACCAAAACCCTTGTTTCCCTATTGAATTTAACGCAGATGCCGAATCTACAATCTTGCGTAGAAACTCATGATCTCGGCGCTCATAAGCAGCAACGCCCTCATCAGAATATAATTGCGAATATAATTGATGTTCTATCCAATCACGCAATATATTACGCAGGATTGGTGTTTCTCTTGGATTAGACGGCCTGTCGACGATGGTCAAGATCTCTTCATACGGATCATCCATCGTCAAAACTTTAGCTAACCGATCGTGCAGCAATGGACGAGTGGGTAGAACGCCAAACTCGTCATAATCGCGTTTTAACGCCCCGATGATATATTGCACCTCTGGCCTAGAGAATATATCAAGAGTAATAAACTTAGACGTCGGTATGAATAATTCTGGAAAATCGAGAAATAGCGACACAATGCCCGCTTCCATATTCGGGCCAAAAGGTGTATCGATATTAGATTCTTGCTCGGATTGAAGAGCCTCGATCATTAGCTGAGTCCTTGGTACAAACGTTGCAAATCGTCCAACTGTCTTTGCAAGTTTGCAATACAGACCTCAAGTGCTTCTCTATATTCGATCAAGTCTTCTTCATAGAATCTTATTGGTAAAGTGCGTTGTCCTGTGATTCTATCGCCGACAGTCTGAACGGCCGCTGGCTGCTTTAATGATGTGGATAATGTGTATATCAGCTTACCATCTGGCTGATAGCTTATATCCTTTACGGTATAAGCTTCCAAAAATCCTAATGCAGCGGACTCCTGCAGATAAACGATCTGGTTAATATCGTAAAGCGGTGCTCTGGCCATTAGTCTTCCTCATCGAAGCTGGATTCGTCTTCACTTGTATCTTTGGGGCTGTCGCTGTCTTCGGAGCTAACGATATTACCACTTTGTGCCGTGTGATAAACTTCTGCATAGATAGAATTAAATAATTCTGGATCAGCGCTTAACACTTCAGCTAGCTTCTCTTTGCCAACAGCAATTTTTTGATCATTAAAATAATAATTAGATCCTCTAAGCTTCACGACCGAAGTTTCAATAGCGCCGTTTATTAAGGCTTGTGCTTTGTTGAATCCATAAATTCCGCTCGCCGCACCATAATGGATCTCAAGAGCAGCAGACCGAAACGGCGGAGCAACTTTATTCTTAGCTACTTTCACCTTTGTAATCATCCCATACGGAATATTAGAGGCCCGTAAAGTCTCTGCTCGGCGAACCTCCAGCCGCATTGAAGAATAGAACTTCAACGCTCTACCACCAGGTGTTATTTCTGGATGCATATAACTTGGACCAATTTGTCCTATTTTGTCACGCAACTGATTTATAAATATGACTGTCGTACCACTCTTCAAACATATTCCAGCCAATTTTCGCATACCTTTGGACATCAGCCTAGCTTGTGCGCCTATCTGCTTGTCCATAATGTCCCCATCTAACTCTTCTTGTGGGACAAGCGCCGCTACAGAATCCACGACTACCAATTTAACTATACCAGAAGTCGCTAATGATTGAACAATATCAAGAGCTTGCTCGCCGCTGTCAGGTTGTGATAGTAACCATTTTTTAACGTCGACACCAATATTTGTTGCCCAATTATAATCAAGAGCATGTTCTGCATCGATATATGCAGTCAATTTGTTCTGCTGTTGAAAGCTGGACACTATCTGCAATGCAAGAGTCGTTTTACCACTTGATTCTGTGCCATATATTTCTATAATCCTACCATCAGGAATACCATGACATCCTAGTGCTATATCTAAACTGGCTAAACCAGTGGAAGTTGCTTTGGTTGGCTTGATAGTGGTCGCACCACCCCACTGAACTGAATCACCAAACTTCTTTTCAAGTTCGGCAATCATACTATCAAAATCCATTGGTCCGGATTGTGCTTCAGTATGAGGTTTAGCGGCCGATCTCTTTTTAGCCATTTCTTTTGCCTTTATAACAAAGTTCTTCCAAAAAATCTAAAACCTTTTGTCTGTCGTGAGTACAAACTTTTTTGATGTCTCCTACTGGAATACGTATGAGAGTATTGTCTTTAGCAAGCAAAGCATCACCATCTACTAGTCCAACAACACTCCATCTGCCGTGAGGACTTGGCGCATATCCAGGTCTCGTAGATAAATATTTCACCCTTTTGATAGTCAACAACTCAACTTGGTCTAATTGTTGAATTATTGGATTGGGTTTTTCTAAAGTATATTCTTCATTCCTCATGGATCGACTCATCAACGATTACAGGGATTATAGAATTGTAGGGGTCCAAGCAAAGTTTTTATGGGAGAATGCTCATGAATCGCAATGAAAGACTATTGACTGAAGCCGTCCAAACATACCTACAGCACAAAACACAACTTGGGATTCCAGATCCGCCAAAGGACCTAGCTGACGCTGATTCTAAGTCGTTACAATATTTACAAGAACAAATAAATGACTTGTTCGAACTAAAATCTGTCGATTTTGTGTGCCATGAAGGAGTCTGCAGAGCTTTCAGAAAGGTTCATAATTATAAATATATCACCGATCCACTATTCGAAAAGGCCATGAAACAAGAAATGGCTACGCAGGGAGTCTGCGGCATCGAACAAGAAAAGGCGATTGGCATTCTCGAAGATATCAGAAAAGAAGTCAGTGAAGGCGATGGATGGAATGAGCAGGACGCAGGCTACCATCCTGATCTTAAAGACATAATTGCAGTCAGCAAACCGGGACAATCACCAGGCAGTGAAGAATGAAATTGGAATTGCTTAATGAAGGCGATTTATTAAAAGCACTACAAAAAGCTACTGGTGCTAATTATGGGCGGAGATCGCTATTAAGCTTAAGCACCACTGATACAAAACCCAAAAATGGTGGCGATTTTGGATCGCGCGTTCTCGGTTTCACGTCTCAGCCCAGTGGTATCCCGCTAAAGCCAAGACATAGAAAATTCTTAGGTGTCTCAACAAGACAATTCAGCCTATCACCACCGGGTTTATAACAAACCAGACCCACCGCATTTCGGGCATGGTATCATCTCAGTCTGACTCTTTTTTATTTGTCCGTCGCCCTTACATATGGGGCACTTATGCAGATCGTATCCATCCTTAAATGAATGTGTACTACCACTATCATCAGCTACAGATGCTGAAGCTTGCTGCTTAAATCTGCGCTGCAAATCGGCATCAGTCATTGATTTTGAAATTCTGACCCTAGTTGTACCAAGCCCATCCTGCCTAATTGCCGGTAAAGCTAACGGAGTCCCATGCCTCCCCTCCGCAAGCTCCATTTTCACAAACCCTTCTCTAACACCATCAGGCAGCTTGGATTCCAATTCATTAGGATCATATGCTGTGTGTCTCTCAATACCAGTGTTTCCTACTGATCCTGATAAACCAGCAACACGACGCTGCATAACGTCATCGACTTCTGAAGTAGGCAACACACCATCTTCTCTGGTGCCGTGCAATGTTACTGCGGGTCCCACAGTTGCAGTAGGTCCTGGTGCCACAGAATCAAGAATTGCAGCAGGTACCGTCCCAGATGATTGTTGAACAACTGTTAAATTATCGCCCTGCTGAACAACTTTCATTCCTAGCTTAGCTGCTTGAGCTAGGAATTCTTGCATCTGTGTGTCTCTATCTGATTTCCATTTCAAATATGCAGCTTTTGCGGCTTTAGGCGTTATTTCATCAGCATGCTCTGCACAGACTTTAACAGTAACCTTCTGACCATCGACAGATATAATTAATTCAGTATCTAAATCTTTATCAGAACCACATACGATACAACTGTTGTTTTGCATTTCTAATCTCTATTTGTATTTGAACGTTCACACTTAAAATACAGGAATACACAATGGCAAAGATTAACGTCATCACTGTCGATCTGGGCGATTCAGTAGAACAAATTATTGCCGAAGATGTCCGCAAGCTGAGTGAAGAAACAATTGAGAATATAAAGGCTGCCGCAAACGAAAAAGTAAAAGCGCCAACCAATGATCCCGCAACATTGGCTACTGAGGCTGCTTACAATTTATTATTTGCTGCCATAGAAACTGGAGAACCTATAGAAATCAATAAATTGCTTGATGCAGCAAGCCCAGAAATAACAAACCCATCAGCACTGATGATGCGTATGAAGCACTTCTTGCGGCAAAAAGGCAACGAATATATCTTACGAAAAAGAACTCGTGCTGGAAAGCCTGTATATTTCTTAGTACCTTATAATCTCGAATCTACTCAGGAATAGTTTTAGACAGTTTTTTCACTATTCCAGCCAAAATTGCAATCTGGTGCTCGAATTCGGATCGTCTCCCCTTGTCTGCTAGATTAAGTGGAGATGGGTGATAGACAGCAAATACTTTCACATTAAACTCTTCACTTTTCGTGATTTTTCCAAGCGACTGCTGATATCCTGCTCCAGGACATAAGGCTTCAAAAGCGACAGAGCCTAAAGTAACTACTAGCTTTGGATGCATCAGTCCTATTTCCATCATAAGGAATGGTTTGCACCTGTTCACGCACAATTGTGGTGGTCTTGCATTGCCAGTGACAAAGCATCTGCAAGTGTTGGTTATATAGAATTGCGATCTATCTATATCGTGCTTAGCTAGTTCCTTGTCAAAATTCTTGCCAGAAGCCCCTACAAATGGTGCTCTTTCTTTAAGCTCATCCCATCCAGGCCCTTGACCACATACAAAAATACTGCTTGGGTTCATATTGGACAATACATGTGGATCTCGACAAGTACCGTTTTTCTCTGCGTCCTTTCTTCCAAGCTCACACATTGTGCAGGCTAAGCAAGTATTGTTAAGCTGCCTCAACATTCTTAATTTGCGCTCATTTTGTGTTTCTTGAATTCCCATAGCACCTACATCCCAATTAGTAATTATCTCTCGCGGAACAAATGGATAATTTGATCCTGATTTCCAGTCAAATGTTTGAAGATCCATAGGTATATAATACTAACAACAATTTTAGGGACAATACTATGCTAAGTTCAGATAAACGTGGAATCATTTGTGACAAATGTGGTATAAACACATCAAATGAATTCACGTATTATTCTCTCGATGCCAAAAAAGTATCTGTTGTCAATAATTCTATGTCTATTTCTAAATCGATTATACATTCATTTGACTTATGCCAACGATGTATGAACGAAATTAAAAACGCCATTATTAAAAATTACAAACCATACAGAATAATCAATGATCGATCATGCCCTGGTGGAATTTTCTGCGATCTAAGTGGGCAGCATATGAGTGGAAATTTCATTTGCTACTACGTATGCATATCAATTGTAGCCGTCAACGTTAATACTACACCATCTGTGACTGTGAAAGATGATAAGTATTTAGAATTATGGATTAGCACAAACGCTTTCTCAGAGTTAAATGATTGTGCCACAAAAATTCAGAGTAATAAGGAAAATAAGCAATGGTCAGCAACGACTCCAACAGAGTAATATTACAACAAGCCGAGAGTCCAACGCAATTCGATTTGGTTACTTTCTTTGTAGACATACCGTCAGAAACTCCGAATCCGGAGTCAGTTACGCAAGGTCGGCCTTTTGAGTTCGTATTAGACATAGCATCCAAATTCTCTGCCATGTGTCCATTTTGCTGTGCTGGTTTTTATATTGATACACGTGATATTATAGAAAAAAATGGACATAAGTTTGTTTCGTGCCCAGAGTGCAATGCTGGAAAATCAATACCACCTGCACCATTGCCCAAATTCATCGATCCGTTCATCAACCCTTTTGACAGCAAACAGCTTGCTCGTTGGGAATTGGATGAACTAGTAACTCCAATTGATAATATTCCAGACAGTGATTCTCTCACTGTTGCACAAAAGATGTCGAGAGCAACATGCAAGGAGTAATTCTTGGCAGTGGCATAGTTGGTCTGCTGGCCAGAGAGATATTAGGTGAACAATGGCTTGTTGTGCCATTTTCACGTTCGCGATTTTATAGCTTTAAACCGGCTTTAGCCGACAATTTCATAATCAGAGATGACAGGATTGATGACGTAATAGAGCATCTCGGAGGCAAGATATCATTTATTTATAAAACACTCTATTCATTAAACGGGGCTCTACTGCCACCAGATGACAATATTATAAATGCTTGGTCGAATAAGCTATTTGATGATGATGCCCCATCACAAGCTTTACCATGTATAAAATCGAGAGGCGACCATTTCATATACAATATAAGAATCAACCAGTTATACAATCAGCTACAACAGAAATACGTTCAAAAGTTAGTTGACAGTAGCAAAAGAGGACCCATATCAGAGATTGGTGATCACTATCTGATATGGGGCGGGCAGCGGATAGATTTTGATCATATGATTAGTACAATACAATTGTCCAAGCTTTTTGAGTTAACTAATACACCACGAATAAAATTGCCAACAAAACAAATATGGTATTACCATATTGAAACAAACGAGCTAAATTTTGAAGGAGCTAATCAAGTATTGGTGTTGGATAATCTTATCGACTTCTTTAAAGTCAGTAATATAGCTAAAAATAGATATTTGTTTTATTTGCTGCGCGATATACCAGTACCAGGGCCATATTTTATGCAGTTTATGCAACAATTCGATTTGATAGATGGTACCACAATCACAGAAGCAATACCAGCTGGGCAAAAACCAGATCTTACTTTATTCAACAAATTAGGTATTGAGTGCATAGGTGCCATGGCAGAACATGATTATTTTATGGACCTCGGTAGCTGTCTTGTAAAATTATTACGTTACAAGACAATATTATAACTCACACTCTGCCACAAAATGATGCCATGCGACATAACCCGCTTCGAACTGACCGCCAGCTGATGCTAAAGAGTAACCAGTTGTATTGTTCTCGATAGTTGACACAACAGCATCTTTATAATAAGCTTGAACAGTATTATAGAGACTTGCTCGACCTGCTGTGCCTGTGTAAGGGGCATATATCGTCGGTAGAACCGGCAAGCGTTTAGTGGTAGCATAGCGAACATAGAAGCTATATAACCACCACAAACTTTCTGGTAATGAACCAGCCGCACCACTTCGTATTTGTGATGTACCTGGTTTTATGTCTACATCGTAGCTCTTCTCATAATATCGCTGACATAATACCAGTTCTTCTGCTATTGGTCTTGGGCTAAAAACACGGGTGTAACTTCCTGCATGACAGTCTACATTAGTTAAACCAACAGATGCATTTTGTGCAACTGGCGATTCAGTCCAGAAGAAAATCATCAAATTACTGCAGGCTGCGCTCACGGTAGTTGTTAATGTTATCTCTTGCGTACCAGAAGCAGGGACCGTAACAACGCCTGTCCCAGACACAATTATGCCACTGCTTAAAAAGAAGTTATTTGGAGTGTAAGATGCACTTGTCCAATCTCTTACAACATCGCTTACTACTGTGTCAGCCACACCGGTCCATTCCAGTATAGCATAACGAATGTTTGTCGCATTGGGAGAGCTTAAGACTTTCGCTTGTAATGTTACCGACTGCCCACGCAAATGATATGTATTGCATCCTTCTATTATCTGCAATAAACCCATTCGTTGAGCCGTTGTGCTAGGTTGAATCATCAACCCATAAAACGGACCGGGACGAGCAGATGTACCAGTTACCGCATTCCATCTCTTACAATTGACTGCAGCCGTCTGTGTGAGTCCAATCCACCGATCAAAACAATAAGTGTCATCCGATGTGGAATAATTAGTTGATGTGGAGTTGTTGTTGCGTTGGAAAAATTCGAATGCACCGTTAATAACGACATTGTACCCTACTGAAGCTCCGCTTACTCCAGTTGCACCGGTTGGCCCAGTAATACTCATTCCAGAAGCACCGATGATACCAGTAGCGCCGGAAGCACCAGAAGCACCACGAGGGCCAGAAGCACCATTGATACCAGCTACGCCGGAAGCACCTCTTATGCCGGTAGCACCCGGCACACCTGTAGCACCTGTCGGACCACCAGCAGGGCCTGTTGCGCCGGTCTGCCCGATACCTGTTGCGCCGGTAGCACCAATCGGACCGCCAGAAGGACCGGTAGAACCTATCGGACCAGTAGCACCAGTAGCACCAATTGGACCGCCAGAAGGACCGGTAGAACCTATCGGACCAGTAGCGCCAGTAGCACCTATATGCCCTGAACCTCCTGAAATCGTTTTTTCTGAGCCGTCAGGATAACGGCATGTAACCATCACCGTGTTGTTCGGTTCATTGGTGTACCATTGATAGACAGTGTTTTCTGGCGGATTATCACCAAAAACGGGCGGAGATGTAAGCTGAATTGTTCTGAATTCTTTGAATTTCATAATAACCCTTTACAACTCTGCATCAACTGTCCATTGGTGCCAAATATAATTACCAGTAGTCCATGCATCACCGCTGGCAGACTTTTGCGCTGCATAAGAACTATTACCAACATATACAGCAACACAAGCACGATCTGCTATATAAGTCGAACCAGCATTATATTCACCAACAAATCCAGGCGCTCCGGTTTGAGGCGAATAAATGGTCGGCGTAGCTGCAATGCGTTTTGAAACCAAATAGTGTGTCACACCCGGCGTTTTCATCCACCCATAACTAGTCGGAATAACCCACCCCTGTTCCATACCATTTCTTGTAGGCGTTCCAGGCTTAGTGTCTAAATGATAGCTCTTTTCATAATAGCGTTGACACAAAATCAATTCTTCTGCAACTGGTCGCGGGCTCCTCGTACGAGCGCTTCCAGTATGACAATCAACCTCAGATATGATAAGCTCAACATTTTGTGCAACTGTTGATTCAGTCCAAAAGAATATAATTAAATTGTTACAAGCACTACTAACAGAAGCGCTTAATGCGATTGTCGTTGGAGTAGCCGATACAGAAGTAGAGCCGATAGCAGACACAACCAAGTTGCTGCTCAAAAAGAAATTATTAGGAGTATAAGTTGAGCTTGTCCAATCCTTAACCACGTCGCTGGTCACAGTGTCCGAAACACCTGTCCATTCTAAAACGGCATATCTGACTGTGTAACTGGCGCTACTGGCAAGTTTAGCCTGTAATGTGACTGTCTGGCCACGAAGAGGAAATGTATTAAAACCCTCTACAATTTGAAGCAACCCATATCTCTGAGCAGATGCACTACTATTCATCATACGACCAACGAATGGTCCTGGATGAGACGAAGACCCTGTAGTGGTATTATACCGCATAGATGAAACTGAGTTAGATTGACTCAGCGAAACCCATCTGTCGAAGCAGTAAGTATCGTCAGGGGCGACATACCACGTATTGCTCGTGTTACTGTTGCGTTGAAAAATGTCGAAACCGCCATTGATGATTACATTTTCACCAGCAGCTGCACTAGAACCAGTAGGACCAGTAGATCCGGTGTATCCAGTAGCACCAGTCAATCCAACACCGGTTGCTCCCTGAAGGCCCGAAGCTCCAGCTACTCCAGCCAACCCAGTTGCGCCAGAAACACCTGTTGCTCCTGTGGCTCCCGTAGGCCCTCCTGACGGTCCGGTTGCACCAGGAGGACCAGCGGCTCCCGTGGCCCCTGATGCACCAATAGGGCCTCCTGATGGCCCCGTCGCACCGGAAGCACCACGCGGACCAGTTGCCCCCGTTAAACCAAGCCCTGTTGCGCCAGTTAGGCCAGTTGCACCAGTAGCACCAGTATCTCCACCACCAGGTCCAGTAGCACCAGAAGCACCTGGAATACTAGGACCAGTCGCACCAGTGTAGCCTATTGTCCCAGTCGCGCCAGTGGCTCCTGGGTTGCCACCACCAACCACATTTCTTTCTGAACCATCAGAATATCGATAGTTCAATATTTGTGTGTTGTCACCAATCTCCTGAAACCATAAATAAACTGTGTTCTCTGGCGGATTGTCACCAGGTACCGGTGGGGAAGTAAGTTGGATTGTTCTGAATTCTTTGAATTTCATAGCCCGTCAGCCACCTTGGTTCAGATAGAAACACACCATCATCCCTATTATGTTTGGTTACACAGAATGCCGAATAATATATTTTCGGCCAGCCCCAGAATGCAGAGATTATTCAGCGTCCGCTTGCAATCTCTGCCAGGCTGCTTTAGACCAAAGAGGTTCGATAACTGTTCCTCTTTTCAAAGTGAAACTGCCACGATCCTTATCATAATCCACTCTAATTCTCACACCCTTATCTGGCTGCAAGTACTTCTTTGCTTGGTTTTTCATATCTTGCTCCCAAACCAATACAAGGCATCTCTTACGTCCATCAGAAACAGTAATGCGTAAGAAATCAGAATTGCGCTTCGTCTTGGCTTGGGTAACTTCTACTATCACGCCTTCTAAACAATCATTGACTTTGGCTTTATCAACCGTATGGTCTCCGCTAACACGATATAGATCTATTGGAGAATGCCAATGATATCCTAGAAATTCTTTTTCAAATCTCAATAATTGGTCAAAGCTATAATCTTCAGGATACATGGCCATAACAGCTTCACGAGTGACTTTGATTTCTGGCTTCCAGTTTGTTATTTTAGCTGGTATTTTCTTCCTTTTTGGATATAGTCGTCTGTACTCAGCTTCTTGGCGGTTCCGTTCATCCCGAATAGTCTCTTCCGTCCATTTAGATTCTGAGAATAATCGGCGAAGATGGTATGCTTTTAGAATCTTGATCGGATAACTGAATTCTTTCAACTTTGATTTCTTAGAAAGCTGAGCAGCCTTAGATGCAGCCACTTCCTCTCTGGCTTCTTCATCAACACCATCGAATTCAAATTCCTCGACATTTCCTGTACCATATTCATGCAGATACCACATCCATGTTGCACGCTTATTGGGATGTATCTTGGAAAATGCACCTAGCTTTATTAGTCGCTCGAAGAGTATTTTGCTTTTGCCTTTTTTAGCTATAAAATCATCGATATCTGTATAAGTGTTGCCAGCAACTGAATCGACAAAAATCTCAGCTGCTTTATCACCGATCTTTTTCAAGCTTGTCAAACCAAGCGCTATATGCGTGTGTTCGGTGTCCTGCCCTGAATGAGCAGTCGGTCGCAATGTGAGCTTCACTATATCAATCTCACCGAATTCGACCCCTTCGCTACGAGCAGCAGACATATATCTTTCAAGAGCTTTTTGATCACACAAGCCCATCACACTTGCCCACCATTCTTCTGGGTAATGAGCTTTTAACCACAGACAGCGATATGCCCACAAACAATAGCAAATAGCATGGCTGGCATTAAAAGCATAGCGGCCAAATGTCTCCATTTTATCCCAATAAGCCGCCGCTTTTGACTCGCCGATCTTTTTACCTGCACCAACCAACCAATGCTCTCTAACCGGTTTCAGTTTTTCTTTCCATTTCTTCGCGACAGCTTTTCTGGCATCTTGAGATTCAGGGCCTGTAAATCCAGCAATGCGCTGCCAAATTGACGTTAGTTGCTCCTGAAACACAATAACGCCGCTCGTCGGTTTCAATATTTCAACGATATCTGGATGCTCACCTTTAGCCCAATTATTAGATGGATCATCGCGATTCTTCACATAATCAGGTATGCTTTGCATTGGCCCTGGATGGCCCATAGCATTAAAAATCAGCAGGTCACGAAAGCTACGAACTCCAGATGATAATGTTCGCTTGGCAAGCTCAGTGTCGAATTGAAAGATGCTATCTGTCAGTGAGTCGTTTGCCAAGCCAAGTGCTGCTGGGTCATTTAATGAAATTGGAGTCTTTTTACCATCTTTCCAATAATAGCCAGCAATATTATCAATTGGGCTTGATTCTTCCCATCCCTCCAATCGATCTCCAAATGAGATGCCGTGGTTTTCTCGAATCATCTCACATGCTGTCTTAATATACGACAGATTTTTCAGTCCTAGAACATCCCATTTAATGTATCCGAACTTTGACAGTTGTGTGCTACGCCCTTCTGTCCAAATGCTAACCCACTGCCCACTCTTGCTATCATATTGCATTGGTACATTGCCAAATAGATCACGATCAGCAATTATGACACCGCCAGCGTGCTTTCCTGCATGCTTTATACGGCCAACAAGACGGATAGCAATATCAATGACTTCTTGACGATTTTCTTTGTCTTCTTCGATGAACTGACCAATTTCTGGATAATCACGCATGATCATCGCAATAGTGGGCGTATCGGTATCAGTACTGCCACATTGAGGACATTGTAACTCCTTGTGCCTAAACCCACATTCTCTCTCAGGGCCACCGTCATCTCTTATGCGACCCTTACATGCTCCGAAACCGCCTTCACGCATCTCATTGACGTCATCAGGCAGTATCTTTGTCAGCTCAATTGATCGAACTTTAGAACCGGCGCTACGATCTGCATCTTCAAATCCAAGAGCAGAATAAGCATCGGCAATAGCTTGTTTAAATAGATAGGCTTGCCACGTACCAACACTCGCCACATTGTGGGTGCCATATCGCTTTGCTAGATATCCTTTTATTTGATCTCTAGCTTCTGGCAAACAGTCGATATCAATATCAGGCTTATCATCATCTTGTCTTATATCGGGTGGCAATTTCCCGATTTGTCTAATGATTTCTTGTATATCGTCGTATTTAGCACTCAGGACCAACGGCCCTTCTCTATTGGCAACGGGATCAATATTGGCTTCACCTGTAAGCCGATTCAAAAGCCACGGTAGCAGCAGCTGATTCGGATTCTTATCGAATTTACGATTTCCTTCAATTATATCTTCGTAATATCGCTCCGCTCCTTGCTGCATTATCTGATTTACTTCAAAATCAAGTCGCTTGCGATATATTGCGGGCTTCTGAAGCTTTTCAAGCTTTTTATACGCAGCCTCTACAATAGTCTTGAAATCATATTTTCCCATTTATACAACCAGATCATCTACTGCAAAATTAGAGTCCCAGTGTCGCTATGAAGGCCAGAATCAGCAGCAGTCCTGGATATATCTAACGGCTGCTGAAGTTGCTCTTTTGTACCAGTATGAACTGTTAGATCTTCAAACAAACTCGTTTTCTCTCGCAGGCGACGAACTAATTCTGCATTCTTCTTCGGAGTAACCTTGAATTGCCCGTCATCTTGATGCTCTAAAAGTTGTGCGACATATTTAGATACATAAAGACTTACGGGCATTTTCCTAAATTGTAATACTGGGCTGGCGTTGATACTCATTAATCCAAGGATCGCTCCTTTAATATCGCACTGCGGACCTGTGCTGCTGCCAACTGGCTCACTTATGACTCGAACAGCCCTGCGATTACTAGAATCATAATGCTCTAAACTTGCAGCGCAAGCACCACGCTGTGTTGGCTTGCCATTGTCAATCGTATATCCGCAGGCATATATCGAAATCATATACTAACTCCCAGTTACTTTACCATCGCCATCAGTAAGTTGTGGATACTCAATCTTTGTGATGTCTTTCAATTGAGCCATCGCAACCCCAAGAATATTAAAAAATGCAGAACAACGATCCGCAATAGAAACTGACTCCGTTACTTTCATGCAGTCTGTAACGCTCTGTATTGCGGATTGAGCTTTGTTTCGCAATACCAATTCATTTTGCTCACTTGTGTATTCGTTTAATCTGTCAACCACACCCAGTATCGAAGCCTCAAGTGTAATCGCGGCAAGCCTATACATCGACTGCGACTGTTTGTCATTGCCATGCGGTAAACAGCCGATTAGCTCAATCAATCTCATATTGAGCTGGCCAAGTAATGGACATGGCTCACCAAGCAACAAAAGATAATCAGTCATCGCTGCATGCAATGATTTCAGTGCGTGTAAATATGGATCTATCATTCAGCCTAACCCTCGACTTTGACTTTCAACAAATATCCACCGCGAGAGCTAGCTAAAAAACGATCAAACGACAGCTCCCATGCTAATGAATTGACATTATGTATTCCGATCAGATAACATACAAGCGATCCGGCCGCACTCCCTCTAGGTCCAAATGGCCAACCCTTTTCTCTTCCCCATTGAATCCAGTCTCTTGTAATGAGGAAATAACTAGAAAATCCTTTATCAATGAATCTCTCTAGTTCTATTTCAGCCTGTTCAGCGTAAGTCACCATCCGGCCATCACATGGCCATTTCTTTGTGTCTTTATCCCATCCTCTTAATCGAAGTTGCTCATAGACTATTTCACGCAAGCGATCATTTGCATTGACACCCTTTTCTATGGCTGACCAATCGGGGATTTTTGGCGACGTGTCTGGTGCCAGTATTTCACATCGATCTGCTATCAACAATGTGTTATCACATATTTCTTCAAACTTTGCATCATCTACACCGCCACCTGCATATCCATTGTTTTTGAACGTGGCCCACAATTGAGCACGAGACTTAAAGTACTGCTCATCACTTTGCGAAAAGAACATCCCCTCGTCTTTTACAGTGGTCTTCTGATCTACAGCCATCATTACGCGCTGTATATAGGCATCGTCTTGAGTCAAATAATGAACATCATTAGTAAGCACTGGCTTTACACCATATGTATCGGCATATTCAATCAAAGTCCGAAACACTTCAACATCGTGAAGCTCTGATAGGCATGGCATCTGCACTTCAATAAAGAAGTCCTCGCCAAAGACTTCTTTATACTTTTTGAGGTATTCAAGAGCTGTCTTATCACATCTCTTATCACGACGTAGTGGTTTGCCATTCGCTTCTCGGCTCTCTATATCAGAGCGGATCTCGAAGGATATAGGACCATTCACACATCCTGATAAAATAATCAAACCTTCTTTAAGCTCACATAATTTTTCAAACCATATACGTGGTTTGCCAATATAGGTATGCTCCCATGCTAGTGTTGTTAGTTTAATGAGGTTAGAAACTCCAGTGGAGTTTTTCGCCAGGACCGTAAGATGGCGATTACGCATTATGCGCTGTTTAATGTTATCAGGCAAAGAATCACGTTTGATGCCTTTTTCCTCTGCATTCTTACGCAGCTTTTCATAATCGTTGTAATATATTTCGCAACCACTTATTCCTTTTAGCCCTCTCTTCTTAAAGGCAAAATATAAGTCCGGAAATGATGCCATATGGCCATGCTCTGTCGCGGCCATAGCTGGAAATCCAGATTTTATACAAGCATCAGCATATTGCTCAGCGGACGGAACGCCATCAAGTGTCGATGCCAATGTATGCAGATGAAGATGGGCGAACTCACTTGGCCCATTGTATTGAGCCGATTCAACTTCTGGTATATCATTGCTCATGTCTTATACAGTCACCGCGACAAAATGGACACAGCCATTTACCATCGCACATTATGAGATCATTAGTAGCCTGGTCGCATTCTTCACAAACATAAATGCGACCAGGGAAGTCAAAATGATCGCGTATTTCGCCTTCAACCGTCATGATGTTTCTGCTGCTATTAGGCATCCCTCTGCCACAGCAAAAAGAGGCTCCTTGCATCGTTTAATCTTATTGATTTCAAACGGGGGCTTCTCTTCTTGGAACAACTCAGCAACTAATCGTTCAAATCCTTCTGGACTCGATGTACCACCAGCCATAAATACATCAATCGGCTTGTCGATTCTGGCACTCGTTTCGTGATCGATAAAGCCTTGAACTATTCCACGAATAACGTTCTGGATTAGAATACGATAATGCAGGATTATATCGAGTTCAAGACGCGACGTGTATGTCTTAGTTAAATCGATTTTCTCTTTTGCTCTACAGACCGTCGTTGGCGTCTCAGCCGACCTCTTACGCGGCGAATCTGGATCATATCCATGCCTCTTCGCTACTTCAGTGTCGATCCAATCACCAGCACCAACCCAGCTGAATGAATAAATCTCGTTACCCCATAAAACATAACTCACTGTCACGGTTCCAGCACCCCACGATATACCTATACCTGTTGCATCGGATGTCTCTTTAAGAACAAGAGCATGTGACTCTTTAATCGAAGTAGTCGTAATGACCGATTCAGTCTCATATCCAGAAATAATAAGATCGACTACCTGTTGATGATAGTCAATGTTGATGCCACGGTTGAGTGCTTTTGCCGTCGTACAGTAGCATAACTTTATTTCCGATTCAAACTCACCAGCGTCATGCTCAGACATCGACAGCAAGCCCTGCACAATGCTCGAAAGCACCATCAAAGCAGCTTCGTCAGCGGCCACACCACCCTCGGCCATCGGCCTCAATAATGTGTCGTTGTGGGCATACGCTAATTCCTCTGCATCCTTGCCTAAAACATATATGCCATCTTGTCCTTCTAAGCGTATCCATTTTGCTGGCCGCTTTGTCCCATCGGACCGTATCTTATTTGGATCATCCAGCATATTCTCTACAAACTTGCTGGGTCTCGGTATGAGATAATAACCGTTTATTTCTTTCAGGAATACAAGCTTATTGTTGTGGCGAAACGAGACAACAATATTCTTGGTTCCGATATCAATTCCTATTGCGTTCATTGCCACTCTCCTGATTGTGCAGTCGTCACCTAATCCAAATACAAAAATCGATTCCTCTGATTCTTCATCAACCTCGTTTTTTAACAACTCTTGTTCCAAAGCCACCTTTGGGGATTGGTGGCTTTCCGAGCGATGGTGCGAGCACTTCGGGGGCCAGATCTGGTACGTGGCAAAATGAAGAGGAAATGGGCTGCTCGGAGGCATCAACAACTCTCGTTGAAGGCTCTTGTCCTCTGGTATCTGTTCCGGAGGCAGCTTGCGAAGCCGATTTTTCCACGTCGCGATTAGCAAATGAGCTCCTTACCAATTCTCGATAAATTAGCACTACTAATACCAGCGCCAGTAAAGAAACAATTAAAGCAACTGACGCGATAAAAAGTGCCGCAATGTCCATAATAATTACTTCGTAGATGCTGCGTACATGGACATTTTTGGGTGTAGGGTTACAAACTGCTTGGCATATATTCATATCTCAGCAGAGATATATTCCACTTTTTCAGCGGTCCAAGCAACATGTCGTACCCACGATTGATGCGAGCAATATAATTTTCAGTATCTTTGTTGTTAGGCCAATATCGCCCACGGTTATACTGTGGGACTAATGTAGTATGGCTTCGGCCGTCTGGAGCTAGTCTAGCATCACACCCAAACAATGTAATTGTCTTCGCACCGATGAAAGCAGCTATATGGATAGCAGTATGGACTGTCGATGCATGATGGAAAAATGGTTGATCCTTATTATTGAGACAAAGACTTTTATCTTGTTGCCCAAGCTCGTATGTGGTACAGTTAGCAAACTTGATAGGCGGTTCAACTGACGATGTGCCAGCACCTATTTTGAGCTTTTTAGGAATAAGCAACTGCCTGCTTTGATATTTATTCGAATCCATAACCGTTTCTGCTGGCTTCAAATCATGAAAAACAACATAATCACAATCAAACACAACCGCATTATAATTGACACCAATTACTACGTCAAAGTCTGCTAGCATTCCTTTCGTGACATGATCTAAAGATGGCCCAGCTCCCAACACAGCTACCCTTTTGTTAGCATGTTTATTTTTCAACATCTCAATGCCTTGCAAATCTGGCAAGAAATTGTCGAGAAACCATTGAAATGGTCTTTTTTGAATGCGATCGCGTATGGCTTCTCGCTCAGAAATATCGCCAAATTTGATGTCGCCTGGCTTCTTACGAATTGATTGATAAAACAACTGCTTATAATCACCGAACCATACTTCTGCTATACGTGCCTTATTTTGCTCTAGAGTGGTTGTGTCAAATTCATAATTAAATGTATTCTTGAACCAGTGTGCAACTACTGAATCACGAATTATCTCAACTGTACCCCCAGCCAACCAAGTGCGCAAAGAAAATTCGATATTTTCACAGCCCCACTTATACATGCCAGTATCGAAGCCACCGATTTCTTCCCACCATTGCTTCGTAAAAGCAAAGCAATGACCGGCCATTGCTGGGGTTACGTCAGTACCATCGTCTTGTATCCAATTAAAGTCGAGGTTCCATCTCCATCCGGTCTTAGCGTATGCGGCTGTCGTCTCTGTCCATGTTGGTGCGTCAAGTCCTCTTGTAAGTGGGACAGCTATGCAGTTGTAGTTCTTCTTCAAACGATCAACAATTGGCAATAACCAATTCGGTGAAACCTTTACATGTGGATCGATTGATACGATGACTGGGGATTTTGCTGCTGCCGCTGCCGTGTTGCGAGATCTTTGTAGTCCCTCTCGAAATTGATTGCGTATTATTCTTACATTTGGCCTATCCGAAGTAACTGGTATTTTGCTGCCATCGTCGACAATTATAAACTCATCAATCAAACCCGGCATGGTATTCGCAATAATAGTCTCTATCGTCTTATCGATATATTCTTCATTCAGTGCAGACATAATAATTGTTACTGTTGTCATGACAATATCCTAAGCTGGATCTAACGTTGTTTCTCCGACAATTTGAATTTGCACGCCGCGAGCTTTAACCTCATTAATTACTGTATTCATTACTGCTCGTTGACTATCAGAAATCGATCCCGGCCTCCTTGTGCTGTAGAAATAATGCCTACCTCTACTTGTAAAACCACAGCCATACAACATGATCTTAGAGGCACCCATGACATAGGCAAGCTGGACAGCACAGCAGCTTATGGTGCCACCAAACATCAAAAAATTCATATCTTGCTGCAGCCTGCCAGGCTTATACCACTTATACATAAAAGTCAAATGTGGCTCAACTGGCAGTGGCAGATTTAAAGTGTGTTGTTTGGTTGTGATGACAGCAGATCGCTTTATGTCTGGAAAGATATCTAATGGGTAAAGAATTTTATCAAGCGAAGCAGTTAGCTTCGCTATAACTCTAACCCTAGAACAATCGACATCAAACCAATCAAAAGATGATGATCGGACGTCACCACACATAAAATAATCAAATCTCTTACCAAGTTTGGCTGCTCCATTCACACCAATCGAAATATCGGCATTACTATGTAAAAAATCAACTGCTGTCGGACCTGATCCAACTATAGCGATAGTAGCATCTTTATGGACGCCATGCAACATCTTGATCATTATATATGCTTTGCTGTCAATGTTGACATTTGCCACAACACATAGGCTTGTAAATCATCACATACAAGAAAGAATTGCTCGTCAGCAGTCAATTACATAATAGAGTAAAGACTCTTATTGCATAATCAAGACATGCATGAGCATTGTTATTAATCACAGCTTACTGTAAGTTGAGTACCACTGCCGTCTGGAACAGGTCCATTTCGGCTGTCTTTGCGGATACTACCAAGAGCCAAAAACTCCCCAGGCGACAATGGGATACCATTAACTGTAATGGTTCCACTCCCAGTATTTGTTATGGTCGTAGTTGCCGTAGTTGGATCTCCTTCATCACACCCAGGCGCACCCGGCCGGCTAAACCTATTATACCAAAACTCGAAAGTGTGACCTGTCGTATATGAGCCGGAGATTATTTCTGGTGGATTAATACCTGCACATCCCACATGTGCATCATGGTTCAACGACAAACCGCCAGCGCTTGGCGCACCATAATAGCACACAGAGCTATCACATTTGCCATATAAATCAAAATCTGTATTCGTTGGCCAATCTAGGTTAGTATCAACAGTATACGAGCATGGGCCACTTGAAGATGGCGATGGCTCTTCCGATGGCGATGGTTCTGGTGACGGAGATGATTCTGGTGACGGAGATGGCTCTGGTGACGGATAAATAGTTGATGGGTATCCTTGAGATGACGATGGCGATGGTGATGGAGACGGAGACGGGGTTCCGGGGCGGCATCTAGTATATGCAACCCACCCTCCACCATAAGGTGTCACAACAGTGTAGTAATTAGGAGGCGGACAATAGCAGCCTGTAGTGCATGAGTTTCTTACCAAACTCCAATCGCCACCACCAGGAGACATAAACCACATACAATCGCCAGGGCACACATCTGGTGGATATGGCCCAGGGCCAGGAGACGGCAGAGGACCCGGAGGTGTTGGAGGAGGTATTATTGGCGGCGGTGGTGGCAACGGAGGTGGCCATATGGGTGGCGGCGGCAGCGATGGTGATGGTGGCAACGGCGGTCTTGGAATTGGTGGTGTACCAGTCGCTCCGGTCGCTCCAGTGGCTCCAGTGGCTCCTGTTGCGCCGGGCCGCGTTGTAGGACCATAAGCACACGCGAGAACCGAATAACCAAGGCAACAGTCGGCCCCTTCGAGATTGACATCGAGTGCGAATTTTAAAGCAATTCCTTTAGGGCCAGAGTATGAAAATACGATCGGCGATCCGATTGTAGAATATTGCTTCCCGCCAAGCGAGTTATCATTTACGCAAACTGCAGACCAAGAAACAGGACATGAATTGGCATCTGGATAATCAGGACAAGAAGCGCTACTGATATATCTGGCCTCTTCACATATATAATTAAATAAGCTACTAAAAGTGATCGTGACATCTCCAGTAATCGTAGATGGCACATTAACTGTTACGTCGTAATGCTGCAGAGCACCGTTTACAACACATTCAAATCCTTGACATGTCGGATTGCTAGATGTATCAGAATTGTAAGGGATGTCGATTTCAAGACTCGTATCTAGATAACTTGGGCAGTCGCACGGGCAACAGATTTCAGTGATTGACGGTGTGATCGGTTCAACAACTAAAACAGGGCAGCCACCACTAACGTCATTCACATTAGAGCAGAAAAAGAAATCTTCTTGGCAACATCGCTGTCCTGGGAATTGTGGTTCAATTATCGTCCATGGATAACGCGAATCTGCATTCGTGTTTGAGTTTGCTTTTCTCCATGCTACAATCGATGCTGGTGTATAGTCTTTCCAATTGAATTGTCTAAATTGGTTTTTGGTCCAGCATGCGTCAACCGGCGTCCATTCAACAAACTGTAGCTCAGGTGCTACATGCTGCTTCTCTTCAAACTGATAACGGACTATATCTTTGCATATGCTCGTAGTTGGTCTTACAGCTGCAAGAGATAAATCGTCAATAGTCCTAAGAGACTCGACGGCTGTTGTAGCACAAGCATGTAAAATGGCCAATTTGGATACACAGTTATTAACAAATAAAGTATCGTCAAAATAATAAATATCTGACTTTAATCCATCATATCGTAATGATATAACCGCTTTCGTGGCTTCGACTGTATCGTCTACAAGATTATTGTTGATTACTTGAAAAAATCCAGAACCTTCATTACCAGATGGACCTTTTCGGCCAATTTCATTGGCTTTATAATACCAATTATCCGTCGCCCAATCGTTTGATATTAACCTACCAGATAGCGTAGCAGTGGCAGTATCATAATTCAAAAATGACCCATCTTCTAGAACAATTTCTGAATAAACTATGACAAACGGTTCACCGTCTATCGGTTGCAATATTGTTAACGAACTCTTAGACGAGTTGTTTTTAAATAACCTCAGCGAGATCGGCGTATCTATCGTCGATTGAGCAAGTGCATCAACTACTAAAGCATTATCTTCTATAGTAGCAGCATATTTTGCTTCAGGCTCTCCAGGAGTTCCATTGGCACCTTGATTACCTTGTTCTCCTTCAAGTCCTTGTTCTCCAGGGCATTTTAATTGTGACAGCAGTGCTAGCAATCTAGGGCGATTAACTTCTATGCGTAAATCATGACTTGATTCAGGTTCGAATGCGATTGTGTAATTTGAAGATTGGAATAAATAATAATATCCAGATAAATGAGGATAAATTTTCAGAAAATCAAATTTCAACCCGCCGTCGACAGCCTCTGTTATTGCATTGATGCGTGTGAAGATCTCAGGAGAAACTAAACCACTATGATCTTCTGTGACAATTGGTGCAGCAATGAAAGTTCCTATGCAAGTCCATGTGTTCAACTTTGAATCATATTGCCACTGATTACCATTACTATCTATGACAATAGTACCGTCTGTAATATCGGATCGGTTATTTAATGCATGGCAATTCATCAAACACCTGTTTTACTTTACCTCGCTCGCTGCAACAGAAACAGTCACTCTATATCCCAGGCAGCAATTCAGTCTCGCCGTATTAATGTTAGCACTTACTGCGATCGTCCCTGAAGTCCCTTCAAAGGAAAAAGACAGATTACCAATCGATGATAGTGACTTACTAGTATTACTTTTTTGTCTGGATAAATATTCAGTCTGAGCCGACTTATCTGTAATCGACCAGCTTATTGGGCAGTTCTCTTGAGCGATCAAACCAGGGCCGTCGACCGTACCGGTTGTCTGACATATATAGACAGGAGTTGGTGTTGCCGCAGCACCGGGCCAATAGATTTGAGTCATTCCTTCATCCAAGCAGCCAACTTGAAGCTGAACGTTGCTGATATCGGTGTATGACAGAGGCGATCTCCAGCTAGCTGGCAAATCAACAAGTATGCCATTTTTAACGCAACCAGCGCCATACCACGGATACTCATTAGAATATTGTGCATCGATATCTATTAATCTCCAAAATCCACTAGCAAAACCAACTACCTGCCCTTGAAATAGAGATAAGTCCCAAACACTTTGGCCACTATCAAATGTTCCTAGCACAAGAGGCGAACAAGGTATGGTGGTATTCTGCGATAGGTACAACTCTCTTGCCTCATTACATATCGGATCATATTCGACTTTCCATGTGACAGTAATCAGCGTTAAAGCTGTTGTCGATACATTGACTGTAATGTTATATTCATGTAGACCTCCGTTTATACTACAAACTGCAACTTGTGATGAATAATCACCATCATTTGCAATTCTCACATCTTCGAACTCATATCCACCTTCTAATAAGAATGAAATAGGACAATCACAATTACAATCAAATGCAGACGCCTCAGGAGTCTGTATATCTCCAACAACAGCTACAGGACACGCTCCAGTTACATCATTAACATTAGAACAGAAAAAGAAATCCTCCTGGCAACACATCTGTCCAGGGTCTGATTCTTCGACTATAGACCATGGATATCCTGGATCGCCAGCGACAGGATTATTTGCTTTCTGCCATGGTACCATATCTGAGCCAACTTTAGTATAATCCATCCATGACAGTCTCGTCGCTGTAAAATGGCGCTGCCGTAAACATGTTGTCGTTGGAGTCCATTCACTAAAAATCAAATCAGGAATTTCTGCAACTACAGGCTTGATATCATATCTGGTAATATTCTTACAGCTATCCGTAGTCACTTGCAACGCGGCAAATGCATCTGCAAGTGATGTTGTGGTTGTAGAGCATAAATGGCTCACCGCTAATTGTGAAACACAATTTGTCTTAAATAACTCTGCTGTCAAATAATTAAGAGCTCCTATGCCATCGCCCTGCCTCAGCAATATAACAGCAGCGTTTGATACTAAAGTCTCGTCATCTATCTCATCTGAAATTACCTGCAAAAAATTATGGCCGGAGATACCATCTGGTCCTTTTTTGCCCATTTGCAGTGCTTTGAAGTACCAAGACGACGATTCAAAAGACAAACTTGATACTTGGCCAGTTAATTGGCCTTCATAATAATCAAAATATGTAGATTCCAAGCTTATCTCAATGTTCGATTGGATAATTTCATATTCAGAGCCAATAATCTTAATTATAACAGAAGGCGTCGACGATTGCCCTGCAAATAGACGCAATGATATTGGGGTTCCAAGAGAATTATCAACAGGCACATCGACAGACAAAATATTGCCAACGATTGTGGCGGCATATTTTGTCTCTGGCTCTCCAGCCGCCCCTTTTACACCGGCATTGCCTTGATCTCCAGCAAGACCCTGCTCGCCAGGGCATTTTAATTGAGACAGCAAAGACAACAGTCGCGGCCTGCTTATTTCTATCCTCAGATCATGCGATGATTCAGGCTCGAATGTAATCGTATTATTGGTTGATTGAAATAAGTAATAATAGCTAGACAAATAGGGATATATTTTTAAATAATCAAAAGATAAACCACCTCGAACCTGCTCGGATATTGCGTTAATGCGCGAGAATATTACAGGAGATACCAAGCCGTCCTTGGTTTCTGTCACAACAGACGAGTCACCTATGGTGCCGATTTCTACCCATGCGTTTAATTGGCTATCATATCGCCAAATTGAACCGTAAGGATCGGCCACTTCCATGCCATCTGGGGCTGTTTTTGGCAATTTGGGCATTATTTAATCGTCTGATGATATTGCATCAAGTAACTCACCTGGATCGTAAAAATCACTCGATGAAATGACCTGCTCTATGTCATACTCATTTTCCACTTCTGCGGCGCATCGAACACATAAAGTCGTATTCGGGACTGCCTTCAGACGCTCCTTTGGTATTTTTCGCCCGCACTGCTCACAAGTCATAATTGTATCAGGCTTTGCTTTCTCTGTTTTCTTTTTCATGCTCTTCCCTAACGTGCACGTTCATTTAGTTAATTACCAATTTTACCCTCAAAACTAATTACATGGACGCTTGCATCAAGTTTGAACAGAAATTATCTGCTGCGTTGTTGAATGAATCAATGACAGCAGGTGGAATTATTCGTGCCATCAACAAGCAGCGTAGATTGCGCAATCTACCATTATTAAACCCTACAACATCCCTAGACGCAGCAGCCGTGATACAAGCTCGGCAAATGGCATCAACAGGTCAATTTGGCCACGACTTAGAGAATGTCAAGTATCCCCATCTTGCCGATAGGCTACGTGCCGCCAAACATGGCGATAATAGAACTGGGGAAATATTGTTCTCTGGTGCAGATGATTCAGAGGTGGCAGTAAGAGCATGGCTCAATTCCAGTCGGCATCGCAAAGCAATATTGAGCCCCGATGTGAGAGAAATCGGATCGGCTGTGCAATATTCCAAAGAGGGGCGTCCTTATGTCTGTGCATTGGTAAGCATACCAAGTGAAAATGCGTCACAAAATATTGGTGATGAAATAATTAACACTATCAAAAAATACGGCAAAAAAGCTGGAAAAAGACTGTTGACTACAATAGCGCAATCTAATCGTATGAAGAAAATTGCGCCAATCATCCAGAAGATCGCGGATGCTCTAGAGTGACATTTCTCGATTAATTTTATCTGCTATACTTCTGACTTTCGTCAAAGCATCATATCCTACTTCTATCGTTGTCCATCTTTCCGCCAATGATATTTCTTTCAATATTGCTTCAACAACAAGGGTTGTTGATTCTGGCGCATTTGGGCGGTCTAAAGCTACTATTTCTGACATAACTAATAAGACGATATCGATTCGCCTGCATATATGAACTTAGACATTTCTTCTTGTGTTGCATGTTCTTCACAAAAGCAATGGCGGATGAACCCACCAGGTTCATTCTTGGTAGATCCAACCATCGTGGCCTGGTTGTTACATCCCTCCACTTCGCATTTCTCTTTCGGCCACTCTTGAGTGATTCTAACAAACTCAATGCCCTGGATTAGATACTGACGCCAATGCTCACAAGCTTCTTCTTTTGTTTTGTGCCCCGGACAATCAACACACAATCCAACAGGCCAAACTTGATTGTCATTCCTACAAGTGTAATGATATAGCCCTACTGGCTTTCCGTCTTTCAATATTTCACGTGGCTTATAATAATTCATCTTGATTAATCCAAGTTGATTACACGTTCTGCAGGGTCAAATTTGGGTATTTTCTTTCGAACCCTTGGGGTACTCTTGTAAGTTGATTCGTTTAGCCTACCGAACTCTACAGCATCTTTGAACCAAGATGGAATCATAGAACGTGCATCTTGGATGAAGCTATTAAAAACCTCATCCAAAACATAAGTATGTGCCCAATCATTCTCACTACGAATTGAACGACCAGACGACTGAATAAGCTTAAGTGCCGTCAACCATAAATAATATCGCCGATCAAGCTCTAATCTACGTGCTAGTTGTTTGTTGTCAACAAAATTAGGCCAAGGAACCTTACAAATTATCTGAATTCTACTTAAATCATTATACAAATCGAGACCTTCATGCATAGCCGGAGCAACAATTATAGTATTGTCGCTATTGCCGTGCTCCGTAAGCAGGGCCTCTTTTGTCGGAAAATTTCGTTGATATAAGAATCGTGCATTATGCCGAGATTTCTCCATCAGCATGTTGGCAATAGCAAAATTGTGCGTATGGATGATGCCACGGTCGTGCTTATATTTATCAAGTATCTCGTCTGTTTTGGCGACCAATTTTGGAGCCCATTCAGGCATTTTGGACGCACCACCGACAATCCTACCGGCACTTCGTACATAGATCGGTCTGTTCTCTAACGGAAAGCGATTTTTCATACGATATGCCGCGACTTGCTCCCGTGGGATTCCAAGCGAAGAGCAAAAAATATCGACTTCTAAAATTGTCGCACTCATCATCAAAATCTTTTGGCCATGATCAAAAAGAAGTTTGTGCGACTTCGAATGCACAAAAATAGGCTTTAAAGTAACAGTGGAAAAGCCATCAGAAGAGCGAAACTCAGCTACCCAGTCCTCACCATCTCTCATACTATCATAAAAAGATTCCAACCTAGTAGCTAGCCGACTATATTCATCTGCTACCTTCAAGTCTTCCGGCTCACCTGCTTCTTCGGCCTCGCTGGCTATAGCTCGTATCTTTGCTATAACTTCATTTTCCATGAAAGAAGCACAATACTCTTCTGGCATCTCAAATCTTTCAAGCGTATATCCGCGCTTACGCAACCGCTTATCATTGATTGTGATAGATATATAGTCTAACAGCTGCGGTTCGCTATTATGCGCTTCATCGATCACAATTAATCCGCGTGGGCCAAATCTGTTGGGTATGGCCATCTGATATAAGAAGCTGCTATAATTCATAACAGCCATTTTAGAAGTGGCCGCCAGAGCTATTTGCCTATAATATGGACAAGTGCTGTCTAGACAGCGTGTTATAAATCCTCCTTCTGTTGCATTCTGAAAACAGAGAGCACTACGTCGGGCTTTACTCTTGCGACGACAATATCCACTATCACATGTTGGTGGGTTTGCTAAAATCTTATCGAGATCCTTCTGTGTCATGCCCTTCCGTTGCACAACACCATCGCCGAAATTCTCGTAAAAATTACAATGATATGCCGATCGGCCCTTCAAATCGACAACGCCATTACCGCCAAAATCATTCATTAACTGTGCTTGTAAAATTTTCTGGATAGTGAGATAATAGCTATCTTGAAAGAATTTAGCGACAGTAACTCCGACAGCAGACTTGCCACTGCCCACAGGACCTTCAAAGACGACGTATTTTTTGCCAGCCATAAATGACCTTAAGATAAATTCTATGCATTCACGCTGGCCATCCCTAAAGGTATCAAAAGGGAAATATTCATCTATTTTGTTTAGATCAAATTCCATGGCTTATCCTGATTTATATGGAAGAAACGTATTAATGAAATACTATGTCGCAGATAATGAATCAACCTGAACTGCTTTTAGCCATTTGGTCCATAGGTCTTTAATTGACTCAAGGAATTCCAAAGGCAGTTTAAGTTCGCCGTTCTTTTCTAATGCTACAAAATTATCAAATTCCTGCAGCTTAGTCGTATCAATATCATGAAAAGAATCGAGCCATTCACAGAATCTTAACCATACCGCGTTATCTTCGTCCAATGGCTCAATATTATTCAAAACATGTTGTAATTCTTCGTGAAACATTATTGCCTCCTATATGAATTTTGACCAGCTCGTCTGCATGGGAGGCCACATAATTCATTAAAAATCCAAATCTGTATTCTAAATACATCATGACTAAACTAGCTATCGTAGCAGACGTTCATCTTGGATACGCAGGTCGCAATGACGACATATTGTGGGCTCTGCGAACTGTTCGAAGCTATTGCCAAGATAATGGCATTGATATAGTTGTTGTTTTAGGCGATTTGTTTCATGACAGACAACACCTCTCTATTGAGGTCTTATGTACGGCATATGATTTTTTTAGAGAAGCAAAATATGATTACGAGCAGCAGTGGATTGCTTTTCCGGGCAATCACGATATGTTCCTCAAGCACAGTTGGAACATTAACAGTATTAAGCCTCTTGGCGAATTGCTGACAATTATCGAAACCGTCAAGATTTTAGAAATCGAAGGCAGGCGCTATTGGGTTCTTCCGTTCGTCCATTCTGAATCAGCCTATATGCGCATACTGCGACGAATTGAAGAACAGTGGGAAAAAGACGACGTATTACTTACTCACATCGGAGTCAATAACGCAATCCAAAATGTGTGCTTCCTATTACAAAGATGGTCAATCGTAACATTCATCCAGAGCAAGTTCGATCGTGTGTACGCAGGGCATTTTCATCTCCAGCAGCAAGTTTTAAATAACCTTTGGTATCCAGGTAGTCTAATACCGTTCAAATTCGATGAAGGTGATCATGATCATGGTTTCTTTGTCTTCGATCAAGATACCAACAGCCACGAATTTATAAATGTGTTATCGACTGGCCGCGAACTTCAGCCAAATATCGTCCCTCCGCCACAATTTTGTACATTTGCTGAAGAGTTTTTAAATTCTAAGACCGAAGCTGATGTTGCAGGCAACATTATCAGAATTGCCACTACGAGAGACTACAGCCCAAATGAGTGTCAGGACTTACGCGACCATTTTACTGCGATGGGAGCAAAGAAAGTCACATTCATCAACTTGTCAGACGACGAAGTTAAACATGACAAACTACAAGAATTTGAGCCGATCAGAATAGAAGATTTATTCACAAAGTGGTACGATCAAGATGAGCGTGGCACTAAAGGACTCAGACGAAATCTGGCTATTAAACTGAATAGAGAGATTGTAAGCGACGGCAATGAACTATATGCTAAAAGAATTGACCCTGATGCTCTTTAATATTCATCAGTCATCCAATCCTCGTCGCCACCTATATCGTTGAATCCTTGCGGATCTGATATCAAATCTCTCAACAGTCGCTCGGCTTTTTCTGGTTCTTCTATAACGGCACTGATGATGGCATGCAAATCGTCCGGCTGCTGTTGAGATAAAGCTTGATATAATTCAGCCATTGGTATATCGCGTGGTTTCACCTTCAGAAATCTACGCCATAGTTCTGGCCCAACTTGAATTAAATAAGGCTCATGTTCAATATTGTCAGCGTGTCTTAATACAGTTCGTGTAGTAGGCTCATCCAAATCGGCCAATCCGTGGTGGCTAAGCAATTCGGCTACACCCTTACTCATCTCTTGTGCTAAGACAGGAAATATAACACCACGAGCATCAATAGTTGGAACCTCACCAGACCATTTTACATTAGATGATCCTACAGCATGTGCTCCGAGATGTTGAAGCATAGCAGGAATATTGATCATCCAATATTGACCATGCGAACCAGCAGAAATTTTGTTATATAATTGCAATAATCGTGGGTCGATATTGTTGATTGCTTTATCAACTAAATGATGCATGGTCAACATAGCATGTACTGCCGATCCCTGCGTCATTGTATTTAGCGTCAATCTTTTATTAATCTGTTTTCTGACCTCATCGCTTATCTCCATATCAGAGTCGTCTATCTCATCTGATTGATTGCTTTCTACGTCTCCTTCCGCTAAGTGCCCATCTAACATACTCTTAGGTATGCCCCAAATCTGAACAGTTACATTCTTTGCCAAATCAACTAATTCACTTCGATGTTTTCGCTCCAACTCCTGAATAGCCATAAAATCACTAATTAATTGCGTCATATCGACGCCAACAGCTCTTGCTCGATCCATCGTATGCTGCCAAGAAGAGCGTGACAATTCATCACCAAACAATGCAAGAATAGGATGCTTTGAAAATGTATGCTCTTTATTGCGTGGCAGGTCTCTCCAAAACTGCGTGGTATGACGCTCTACCTCTTCGTCATAGCCCTCGGTTAATTGAGATAGAAAACTCATACCGTCATAATTCTTCGGCTGTGGTATGTGCTTTGGCTTCGGTGGATTCCATGGCGATTTACCAGGCTTGCGATCTGGCAATCTCCTAGGAATTTTCACAGGAGATGGTTTGGGGGGTGCTACTGGAGCCGCCTGTTCTAATATGGAATTAAGTGCCCTATCAAAATATCCCATAATTCTCCCTTCCATTGCTCGTTGTATCTTTGCTAAAATATAATACAAGGTTATATAAATGTATCTCAGGGCGAAGCCATGAAACTCTATGAATTACACTTGCTAGAAACTCTCTTACCACCGGAAGAGAAGTATCGAAGTCAAGCTGAAAAACTGGCTAAATCTCTTAATACTGATGCAGATAAATTGCTAAAAGCAGCAATCCAAGCAGATCCAAATTCAAAAAAGAAGAATGTTGGATGGATTTTAAAACAAGCTGGCGCTAGGAATATTATCTTGCCAGAGGATATTCTACATTTAGCAAATGTTTTAAGACAGTTCGAGGAGCAAAAGAGAGTTGGCAGAATACCTAGGAGTGATATAAATAACTATAAAGACGTTGAAGATTTGGAAGGAACATTAGAAGAGCTTGGAGCAATAGAAAGCAAAAGGCAAGGCGGTTTAGGATTCGATCCGTTGAAACTACCCGGCGTAAAAGTTCATGCTAAAAAAGGACCATATCTTACATTAAAAGTCACAGACCCAAGATCAGCGGCTGAATTGGGAGAAGGCTCAAAATGGTGTACTAGAAAAAGTTATTCAAATTCTCAAGCTGACAATTATATCAAAAGATATGGAGCATTATTCATAGTATTCAAGAACAATAAAAAATATCTACAATATACACCAAATTATGGCCAAGTGCAGCATGTAGACGGTACAAGCGCCAATTTTAAGCCCGAAGGACCTGCATTAGAAGTTATGAAACCGGAGCCTGGTGCAAGCGGGACAATCCTTCTAGGATATGCTAAATTATCTGGAAAACGCATACCAAGCGTAGAAAAAGAGTTGGCAGACATCATTGAGCATGAAACCGATGAAGAAAAGTTGAAACAAACAGTCACTCAAGCAGTCGATTACGTATCAGACTGTCTTGAACCTATTTCAGAATTAATAATTCCAATATTGAAGCGACCTGTATATCGTGCAGATTGGTCATTAACCAACATTATAAATAATGCACGATGGATAACTCAAGGTGTTCCAAATTATATTCTTCAAGCAGTTAATGATACACAATCATCGGAAGCAGTAGCCAAACTCGCAAAGCGAACCGAAAGACGATGGCCTCAGTTTGAAAAGCAAGAATGGTTTTTGAATAACGTGCGTGATTTGATATCGTACATTGACTACACCGGTGAGTTTCCACCAGAGATCACTGCTAGAATCAACAACGCTTTTCAAGAAGGAAAATCCATTGATGAGATAATTCGATGGTGCAAAGTAAGAAAGAAGCATCATAAAGACATCGAAAAATATATCCCCTTAATATTATCATACAATAACCCTGAGTTAATTATTCAGCTTGCTGCTATTACGGGACCTAGAGAAGATTTAGAAAATAAAATCATACAATCCAAAAAGGGTGAGAATTTAATCAAGTATTGTGAAGTCATTAAAAATGTAAATGATAAAATGTTTCGTAGAATGATGGCAATAGGCGATATTAGAGGACTATTTGGCTTAATAAAACTAGCGGGTCGTTCAACACCAGAAGTCGATAATTATATATTTAAAACAGGCACGCCAAGGCAGGTGTTGGCTTGGGCGCGTATGACAGATAATATGGACAATCTAAAAGTAGAAGATAAAATTGCTCGACACGCAGACGCTAGACAAGCTTATCTGAAAATGGCCGGCAGAGCACCAAGACGGATTAAAGCAGGTACAGAACAAGAAGAAATATGGAAACCAAAAACGCCCCTGGAAGCATACAGACATGCTGTCGGAATTGGTAATGAATTTCCTGAAGGCGAGAATTTGATGTTACAAGATTTAGATGTGGCCATTAAGTATGCTAAAAATATAATAGGGCCATGGGCAGAATTAGAGCGAGCACTACAGGAAAGAGGAACACCAAAACAAAAAGCACTATATAAACAAGAAGTTCTACACAACCTCTAAACCCAAGTAACAGATTTTACGTTCTCGCGTTGTATTGTAATAATCTTCTTAAAGCGGCAACGTCTTACTGCTTGGCGGTGGGCATTGAATCCAGGAAGTGGGTTTCCACATTCACATGGATTCTTCTTGCAGTTCTGGCAGATTGGTTCATCCCATCCAGATGCATCTTGCCATCTAGCAGGCTCCCATTTCTTAGGAAGGTAAAAATCACGCTCGTGTGCTAGTGGTGAGTTCTTCGCACCTCTACAATTATATCTTGGCCTCGTTTGATATTCACCAGGAGAAATTCCTATCGCCAGAAACACATGGCCGCCATTCCCACGTATCCATCTAGCATGATCTGCATGAATTGTGACGCCTCTGGCCGTTTTAACTACAGCTGGTCGAAGTCGACTTGTCGACTCTCTGAGAATGCTTAGCAGATGTTGCTCAAAATTCATAGTTTTACCACTCTGTCGACATTCTTCGGGTTGATGGTCAAGATCTTTTTGAAAAGCCTTGTCATGATATAATCGCGATGGAGATCATAATCATAATGAGGATATTCACATGGATCTGCCATGCACTCATAATATGGCCTATTACAATTTGTGCATATACCATTCGGGTCAGTCCCATCCTCATATTGCCATTTGGCCGGTTCGTAATATGGCGGAGCATAAAAATCACGCATCGTATTGACGAAATTAGCACTCTGGTGTATCGTCCGTAATTGGTATCTTCCTGGGCCGATTCCGGCAACAATCATTTTACCACCACGTGGCAAAGTAATCATTCTAGCATGATCGGCCTCAATTACAGTGCCCCTCTTCATATAGATGACCGTAGGCACCATCTGACGGCCTTCTGATATTATCCCAATAGTTGCATTCAATTTATTTAGAAAATGCATGATTATTATTTCGTCTTGTGCGGGCTTGGCAACCCAAAGGTTAGGGCTACGGCCAAATCCGTTAGGATTTAGCTGGCATACGCTTCTGAACCATCAACAATCTCCCCAAGATCGTGGCACGGATTGATAGCTTTGAAGCACCAGGGAAAGCCCGCAACAAGACGAAAATTTCCTCCTATGTAGTTACTTTATAATAGACTTTGAATGGACGCCATGTATTGGAATGTCATGAAAATCACACTATCAGACTGTTTAAAAGCAACATCTATTGATCGGGCCGCGATATTCATAGCTACAAAAGTAGCATTCGACAGAAACAGAGGATATACGCGTTCCTTAAATGATGAAAACTTTTGGCAATTCGCACGCCAATTCGATCATACTCTCGACAAGATTCAAAGAGATATCACAGATGAATCCTATATATTTAGCCCATATAAAGAACACATTCGTATTCGCTCTGGAAAAGAAAGAAAGATTTATATTTCTGAGTGGGATGATAAAATCGTAGAGCGATGGCTAGCGACTGCTTTAAACTGTAATCTTAAATTGTGGCTGTCGGATAATTCTTATGCATACAGATCAGGAACACTTGGCGTCAACAGGTGTCAAAACAGAGCAATACAAGCAGTTCGAAAATGTCAATTTTTTGTAAAAAGAGATATTACAAAATTCTTTTACAGTATTGACCACGAATTATTATTTGCGCAACTGCACAAACTGTTATCACCAGAATTGATAAGATTATTACAAAACAGAATTAAATTCACCTATGGAACAAACCGTTCAAATATTCAGACTGCTGTAAGGGGCTTGCCTTTCGGAAGCCCATTGGCGTGTGTCTTAGCTAATATTCATTTGACTCATATTGATAGGATCATGAAGATCCCAAATATTCACTATTTTAGGTATGCAGACGATTTCCTGTTGGCTAGTGAAGACGCTCAACTGCTATTAGATACAAGTAAGATATTAGATGGTGAAATTCAAAAGTTGGGCTTAACTTTCAAACCATCTCACACAGAGAATGTTGCCTTCGAACAAGCAAATGGTTTTGAGACTGTTAAGCGATTTAAATTTCTTGGCCTCGAATTCCTGTCATCTAAAACAGTAAAGTTGCCCATAGAAAAACAACGTAAAATAATCAACCTCTTCAAACGCAGTTTATATGCAAATCGGTATAAGATTATGCATGCTGAAGATCGTGTGGTGGCAGCAGTTGAAGCAGCTAATCAAGTAATATCAAAACGGATCAGGTCTGTTGCTATTATTGATTACTACCTTAAACACACCACTGACGAACACCAACTACGAAATATGGATAGAATAGTCACAGAGCTCGTTATATCGGCTGCTCTCAATAAGCCTTTTCGGAAAAAAGATTTTCGGCGTGTTCCATATAAGCGACTCCGCAAATTAGGGCTAGCATCTCTTCTTCATAGACATCGCCTGCATAAGCACGGACATCTTAATGTCCCATTCTTATCAATTTATGATAATCTCTTATTAGAACGAATGGACACATTATTTAAAAGAAACAAAGAGCGAATCAATAGAATAAAGCTTGCACGACAACTCAAAAAGCGGGAGAAAACATAATGGATATGGCACTGTCTGGATCTGTGACATTCACAACAACATATTTAGGGGCTTTAACGATCCAAGCATCAGATATTCGTGGTCTATCTGCTGGCGTTGATGATTTTTGTACTCTAAATCATGCCGGAAGAAGAGAGCAAAGAATGTGTGTTGAATTAAATGACGGCACAATATTATATGGTATAGACAGCAGTTTTAAAATCAATGAAAGAAAGCGCAAGAAAAACTGGCGTCACTGTTAGACTTCCGGCTTTCGTAAGCATATGAGATTGTTAATGAACCATCCCATATGATGGCCTTGTTTACAGTACTCGATACATTTTTTATACAGATCATTTTCGAGAACAAGACCAGTAGATTCTAGTTTCTCTAACCAATATTGCCTTGGCCTACAATTAATATGTCCAACACCGCCCTGTCCGGGTCTTGCAGCGGTCCATAGCAAAACACCTCCAGGCTTGATAGTGCTGACAACATTTTCGACAATTTGATCAGAATACTGCGGATCGATATGCTCTGCTACTTCAAGACAGATGGCTAATTCTTTTTGATACCTGCCATTAAGTGCTAAAAGATCTTCCGTCTTAATTACTGCATTATCACAAGCACGTGGGTCAATATCAATCCCCACACAATCAACACCAACATCAACAAGCGCTCGCGTATAAATTCCTGGGCCGCATCCAAGATCAATTGCATCCTTAGGATTGATAACATCTTTAATCCAGACAGCAAGTCTATCGGCAAATGGTTTCTCTTCCTCTGCTACTTTATCAAAATCGATTTTTTCCTCCATGCCTGGATAATACTTGCGATTAAATAGAAGATCTTGACGATCTGGTTTTGGTTCATACCAGCCTTGCTTGCCGTGGATATCAAGAACCGATTCAAAGAATTCCTCATACATCCCAGCTACACGGTCCATCGAGAAGTTTCGAACAGCCCATTCACGGCAAGCGTGTGGGTCGATTCGATGAATGTTCTTAACCGCCCATACGAATTGTTCGAACGTGTGACAACGATAGCCAGTGATTCCATGCAAATTGTTTTCGGTGAAAGCTCCCCAATCAGTAGTAATTGTCGGCGTTCCAGAAAACAAGCATTCGACTTGAACACCACCAAACGGCTCGTTATATTGACTAGCAAGAATCAGAGCCTTCGCACGTGACATCAGCTTCTTGCGTGTTTCAATGTCTGCGTATCCGATGAATTCGATCAAAGGATCGTCAGATAGCTCATAGTCGCCCATCTGACCAGCAACCTTGAGTTTCATGCCAGTAGCTTTCGCTATTTGTTCGGCGATATGAATGCCTTTACCGACATAAACACGGCCACAAAATAGCAAATAATCGTCCTTCTCAGCAGAAAATTCGAATTCATCAGGGTTGAAATAATTCGGAATGACCGTATCATACCAGCTCTGTACACAAGAACCTACAGAATGTAAGCCATAATATGCATGAAAAATTGCATATGATTCGAAGATTTTGAATTTTGCCCAGTGCCCACCGGCATAGCCAATCCCAGGCTCTACACAAATAAGATCTGGGTGTGCATCACAAATTGCACGATGTCCAGAGCCCCAAAATGGTAAAATAAAATCATTTCGCTGCTTGCGCTTTCCGATCTCTCTTATAGCGTTCGCATTGAACGTTGTATATGCATAATCGCCGGTATCAAACTTGAAGAAGTGTGCTCGCCAATCATGATCGCCGTAAGTCTTCTTCCAGTCTTCGTTCGTTAGCACCGGGACATGTTCAGAGCACTGCAAATCCGAATCTTCATGGCCGTAGTGAATAACTGTATGCCCGCGATCAGTCATCATCTTTGCGAATTTCACAACTTTTTGCGTATAGGCACAAGCAACAAATTCCTTTGAAGAGACGGTGTGTTGTAGGCCGAGAACATGAAACCTCATAGTAGCTCCGTGTTTTTATTTTAGATTACTCAGATTTTTTATCTGAGTCCTTAAATACACCCCTGGCCCAATCATCTACATTGCGCCGAACGGCATCTGGTACTTTTTCTGGTGTCGATGCTACTGGGGATTCGTCACCAGCGGTAACTTGACCTCTGATTTTATCGATATTTTCTTTCTGCCATTTTCTAAGCTCTTTATGGGTTTTCCAATCAATAAGCATTGGAAGCATGAGCTCTTCTACTGCTCTGATCCGGTTTGAGAGGTTTAATGCCTCTGCATGTTGAGCTAATCTGGATTCTACAGATACTCCCCATCCTATCACAGAACAAATAACGGCAAACATTACAGCCAATCCGGCCTTAGATATTCTCATATTACACCTCATTGTTTTAGAGTGTTCAAATAATTTTTGATGTCGCCGTTCGGCATCTCATACCTAGAGAATAACTCTGGATATAGAACACTCAATATGGTGTAAAATGCTTCCTCTGTCCCTACATATCCATTTTCAATTGCCCAATCTACTTCTTTATAGAATAAATCTGTGATTTGTCTTATTTGGTCTCTCGAACCTCCAAACATAGTGGCTCGACATACGTAATTAGGATTTCTAGTGCATCTCTCAATCATACCGTCCATATTATAGCCATGTATTTCTGCGTTCGTATAATATGGATACGACGTAATGAAAAACTTGTCCTTTGGTATTCTTGTGAAGTAGAATTGATTTAGGTCTTCCGATATGCGATAGCTACTACACATACCAGAATCGACCCAATAGAAGTAACTGCTATTGTTACTCAACGTTGCCTCATTTAACAATCGCTGTTTCAGCAGTGTCATTGCAATATAATAGCGTGATCCTATGACACTGCCATTCATCCAAGCAGACTGGTTAATCCAGCCATACGTTGATATTATCTTCTGTACACCACCGAAATAATCACACTTTTCGATATCGGACAGATCTAATGGGATTAGAACTATCTCGTTAGCACCTCTCAACTTTCGCATTTGGTCGAAGTACTTCTGATCACAATGCAATATCAACCGATGCCTAGTGTCTAAAAGCTTCTTGACGCCCTCAATATAATGAGTTTCAAAATCTCTATCACCCCTATTCAAGTCGACCATCATCGACACAATAGTAGTATCATGAGGATGCCGATAGTCTTTATCTAGCCAGCGATAATTAAATTGTGGATAAATTCTGTCGTGCTTTAGCTCGTTCGGAATATAATCATCAGGGGTCAGTGCGTCATTAGGACGCTTACCGGCCATAGCACTACAATTGTCGCCGAGATGCCTCACATATTCTTCACCACCCAAAAAGACGGCTTTATAACCAAGCGCAAGGAATTTTCTATCAATATTCCATTCTGCATGCCACTTCTCAACTCGGCCAAGCCATATCAAATCATCACGACGTTTCAAATTCGGGCTACCTACCCAGCCATACCATCGTAAATGATAGTCGGTGATTTTCCATGCTTTCTTATTGTAATAAGAAACCATTGTGCCATCATCAGCTGCGAATGTGACTAAGTTCTTATCATAACTATCAATTCCTTGCCACTCAAATGTCCGCCAAGAGATATCAACGGTGCCGATATGCCTGAATTTTTGCAGTATACGTTTAGAATCCATCAGATAACCGGGTTTCAAAAACTCCCAATCATCTTCTAAATAGAAAATATATTCAGTATCACAAAATGAAACCATGAAATCCATGGCCCACCATTGGCCTCGATTTCTAGGAAAACAAACAACATCACAAAAGCTGCCATATTCTTCGACCAGCTTCTCAAAGACTCCCTCGACCGCACTATCGTCGACTATCACCATCTTGGTGATATAATCTCTCGTATCGATAAATGACTTGATAGTCTTCCTTAAAACATCAAGCCTATTGCAGCTGAGTATAAATGTCGTTGTATCTGATTCAGGCTGGTCTATAGTATGGGCTTTGATTCTATTCATTTTGTTGTCCATCTTCCTCGTTTGGAAGTATAATAAATTGCTTCAAGCTGGCATAACAACCATCTCTAGGCTCATCAAATTCTGCTGCAATCGCTCCCCATCCCTTGCGTGGTCCGTCATCATGAACTCCACACAGACCATTTAGTAATCCCAATACTCCTATATGATAGCCACCGTGTTGTGATGACACTTGGCAAGTAGGATGGTCGGCAAGTGCCTCGTTGCATGGGATACGATTAGCAATCAATGCACCGATACAAGGTCTATCTAATGCGATCAAATCATTCATATAATCAACAATACGCTGAGCCAACTCGATGTCTACTGCCATGATAGTTCTCCTATGGTCGTTATATCTACACAACGAAAGAAGAACTATGGGCAAAAAGATTAAGGCTCACCTATAGCAGCCTTGTAATGATCTTTAGCGAGATCAAAGTAAGACAATGGCACGGCCACACCTTCTTCTAGCTTCTCTGCCATTTGTCTGAGATAAGTAACTGTCGAGTTGATAGCTTGTTGTTTGGTCATTCGACCAAAGCCGGGGACAAATACGACTGGTTCTTCATTAACATCCCCAGGTATCATTTGAGAAATTGCATTAATATCGTCAGGCATATCGTCCTCCCGCATTAAATTTGCAGAGTATGACTTTGTACAAATTCATCCGACGACATCCACCTTTTATGCTCAACCGACAAAACCTTTGGAAATGCACTAATTAGCAATGGATTATGGACTGCTGCAATAATTTGGTGATGAGTCCCTCTGAACATTGCTATAATTTTATTAATGGAGCGAATGCTAAGAGCCATATCGGGTTCATCTAATACAAATGTCTTCTTATCTCCTTCTTTCTTCATAATACTCAATATATCCAATACACACTCACCATGTGCCCGGAAAAGCATGGTCACATTTAGAGATGATTTAATATACTTACATGCTCTGGGATTATCCTTTTCAAAATCGAAAACCCAAACTTCAATACTATCAGCCTTTATATCGGCGACTCTTTTTAATTCAGGATGATTGCTTATTGCCCACTTAAATAATGTAACAAATGAGCTCTTCCCTGTCCCCTGATCACCGACTAGTAAATTGAGGCCGGGATCTATTTCGAAATGCTCTCCAGCCTTAAAACATCGCCAATCAGTTTTAAATGTAATTGATTTAATCATACGAATCCCCTATTATTGTAGCATAAGTTAATTACATCGTTAATTTGTGCTACAATCTAACATGTCCAAAGTAGAAAAGTATTTCCGTCTAGCTAAAGAAGTTGCTGTCAAGAGCGATTCCACTAGTCTGAGGCGTCATCATCGCCTCGGTGCTGTCGGAATCAGAAGTGACGGAACTACTGTAACGGCAAGTAATATCATATGCCGACAACCACAGGCTCATGCCCATGCCGAGACAAGACTCGTTCGTAAGTTAAATCGCGGGTCTGAAATGTTCGTGGTCAGAGTTCTACGCAACGGTTCTTTGGGCAATGCATGTCCTTGTATAAAATGCCAAAATGCTATGAGACTTAGAGGGATAAAGCGCGTTTATTATTCTATAACAGACGAGAAATATGGTGTGATAGTCTTTACCAAATGCAACTAATCTTCGTCTTCGTCTTCTTCATCCTCATATTCTTCATCGTCTATGTGCCGCGTCTCATACGATGTCTTGCAGTATTGGCAAATAACGACATTCGGATAGCTCTGCCAACAACTGCCATCATCAGAATCTAGGCCCATTTCCTCTCGATCTTCTTCTGTTATCGCTAATATGATCGCTCTTTGGAAATTTTCGCGGCCACAATTTGGACAATCCCACATATATGCGGGCACCAATTCGACAGTTTCGTGTGCCACAATGCGGCCACAAGTTGGACATTTATCCATGGTATTTCAATGACCTGTATCTAAAGGACTGCCCTGGTAGACTTCATATTTACCAGGGCAGCTGATATTTAACCCACTCGATAAGAAGTAGTGGGAGAATCAGATTGTGGCCCTCCCGGTTTATCTTGTTTTGTAGGCTCTGTTTTCAATTCTTCATCTGTCTCTTCTAAACCAGGACCAACATACTCCAACTGAACAGTATCAATCCAACAACCGTCAACCAACTTACCGTCTTTGTCGACTTTCGGTTTAAGTAGCCATTGGACGCAACCATTGATATATTCAGTTTTACCAGTAATAATTCCTCTCAGACCAGTTACCCTATCCTGGGCTTCAATACGCATTCTGATTGTGCGATCAACCATGATTTTCTCCCAAAAAGCCCGCATGCACGCCAGCCACATAGCATAGCGTGCATGCGGAACGGTACCTTTCGTTATTTAAACTGCTGACACCAATATGGATGGCCACCGGGGGAGGAATATCCAGATAATCCAACCCTGGTGTAATTTGGGTTCAAGATATTAGCCCTATGACCAGAACTATTCATCCAACCACTCATAACCGATTCAACACTCGCATAACCCTGCGCGATATTCTCTGCACAAGGAAAAGCCGAATGAATCATCGAATTGTGGTTCGCCATCCAACCACAATGTTGTCTGGCCGTTCTATGAAGTCTGGCATCCAGGATTAACGCTTTCAGACCGTACTTTGATCTGACTGCGTTAATTGCTTTCAAAAGCCGATGCTCAACCTCATAAGTAGGGGCCTTGTCAATCGGTGCGTTCTGAGATGCCGATGTCTGCCCACTACTGTGTGTTCTCCCGTGACGAGTAACTCGACGGCTGAAAACGCGAGCAGACGCTACATCGGCTGTCAAGAACACAGCCAATAGGCACATAACTCCTACAACTCTCTTCATATGACGCTCCTTTCTAGTAGTTATACCGACCTAAAATGTCGGTAAAGGGTATCACGTGGAGGCATCAGTTGAACCAAATCCTCCACTGCCACGGACGGTATCGTCTAGAGAACTGACTTCAACGATTAATAATTCTGGGACTGGCAGCACTAATCCTTGGATTATTTTATCACCAATAGATATAGTGCGTTCTTCATTACTTAGGTTGATTAATGATACCAACCATTCGCCCCGGTAGTCAGAATCGATAACACCAGCCAAACGGTGAATATTCTTTTTACCACCCATGCCTGAGCGGTCAAACAAAACAACACAATAACCCTCTTCTATGGCACTCGCCAAGCCAGTTTGAAACAAAAAGCTCTCGCCCGGCTTTAAGGTGCGTTGATTGGTTGTAGTTATATCAAACCCAGCAGAACCGTCAGTAGCCCTTGACGGGATCTGCGCCATACTATCTAATTTCTTAAATCTGATTTGCATAATTCTTTAAATACCTGTGACCCTATTATGGCAGAATTAGAACACACTGATAAAGCCCTGACAAGTATATGCCATGATTGTGGCGCTGAAATTCCACCAGAGCGGTTGGAAGCTTTGCCGAATACAAAGTATTGTGTCAAGTGTGCAATAAATCATCCTTTACCAACACCAGATCCAAATATTCTGTGTGCTAAAGCAAGTGCATCTGCAAGAAATGGATGGGCTAAGTCAGACT